AGGTTATAATATTAGTATAAATCAGTTCAGTTTTTATTATGTTTACATACACAGTCACCGCTTATAACAAGTTCGGCGAACCAATGGTAAGAGAGTTTACCACAGACACTTGGGAAGCAACCGAGTTAAGTCTTAGCATGAGTGAGTGCTTCGGTTATGCTGAAGTGATCAACGACAACTTCCAAACACATGAGGGAGAGTATGGTGAGAGACCAGCAGCACTAGGCGACAGACAGTACAACTTCTGATCCCTAGACAGCGACCCCGCCCCTGACTGTATGTTGGGGGTTTTTTGATGGGGGGTTCGCCCCTTAGCAAAATTAGAAAACGCTAACCTACAAAAGTATCCAAACGAGTGAGAAATAAATATTAAAAGGAAAATGAAAAACCAAATTCAAAAAAACCCAAAAAATTTTCCTGGTAAAAAAACATGAAAAAAGTCGCACACCAATTTTTTGAAGATGACGGTCTAGACTACGAGGACATGCTCAATGACTTCGATAGTTTCTGTGACCAGTTTGAAAACCGTGCAGCAAAAGCATATAATGGAGGAGACCAGAACAATGGAAGAGTTATCGACCAGATTGAACGAATTGGAGAAGACACTCCTATGGCAGTCCGAGAAATTAAACACCCTAGAGAGGACTTTGGAGAAACTGGCGAACCCATCATTGATGTACAAGCGACCAACGGGTGAGGATTACGAGACTGTCGCTCAGACACTCGACTTCCTACACAATAATGTCGAAGGTCTCAAAGAAGATCTAGCAAAACTATCTCAAGCAGTTTAATGTCACACTACACAATAGGTTATCACGACCAGCAAAGACATCACTTTGAAATCTGCGAGTATGCAGATAATACATTTGATGCAATGCAACATGCTAAGGAAGACGTTCCTTTTCTGAAAGACCATCCTCAGTACATTGACGAATGTTTAAGAGAGAATGACAATACCAGCACCTAACAAATTACCTTATGATGCATGGTTTGATGATAATCCTCTGAAGGATACAGAGTACATAGAGAAACCTGTGTATGAGTCATGCGAAATACCGATACATAAGATAATGTATGATTTTGCAACTCGTATGCTGAGTCAAATTGGAGGTTCTGAGAATGTTGATTGATGTAACTAAGAAAGAACTCGAAGTAATTGTGCTACAGTTATGGAAGAGTCGTAAATCTGAGAGTAACGTCAACGAAGTCTATGAGAAGATGGAACCACTTTTAAATATTTGTGATTGTAATGACAGTAAAAGTTGAAGATAATTTTTTATTACCGATACAATTTAAGAAATTACAAGAATGGTTCATGAATGATTGTTTATGGATGTATTGTGATCATGTTGTAGATCATGATGTAGATCATCCTGATGACTTTCAGTTTATGCATTTATTCTGGTATCCCAATCGTGGTGTTGTATCAGACAATATGAATATTATAGCACCTATTCTGGATAAACTTGATCCTTCTGTTTGGGTTAGAATCAAAGCAAACTGTAGGTTAAAGACTGATAAGGTAAGAGTTGGTGGTATGCATACTGACGTAGGAGATTATGGACATACTACAAGTATATTCTATATTAATAGCAATGATGGTCGTACTACTTTTGAGAACGGAGATAGATACAATAGTATAGAGAATCGTATGATAACGTTTCCTTCACACTTAAAGCATGCAGGGTCAACACCTAGCAATGCTAAAGCACGTTTTGTAATCAACTTCAACTATTTTCAATAATGGCATTTCTTATTAGTAAACAGACGAGTGATACACCATCGGTAGGTCCTTTCTGTGATTACCCTGCACAACCACTCGAAGGATCTCCATTTCCTTCACCAAATGTTCGAGTAGGTCAGATACCTGTACCGATATATGATGCAGCAAGTTTACCAAGCATAGTCAATGGCATTAGGAGAGGAATACCTCAGTGTCTTAGTACAGGAGATAGGGTGGTTACTCCAACTGTTAACACGTCAGTGTTTATTAATGGAAGGTTACCCGCTGTTCAAGGTGATAGTGCAACAATTGTTGGAATCAGTACACCTAGACCCTTGACAGCACCATGGTTAAGTAGTACAATACATATAGGAACTTCTGGAGGACAGAATATTTAATGGCAAAAGCAACAGGTGGTTGGAGTACAACAGATACTATAGAGTCAAAACCTAAGAAATCACGTCAAGGTACTGGATCACATACCAAGTACTCTGCGACTAGTAGAAATAAAGCAAGGAAGAGATATAGAGGACAAGGTAAGTGAGTAAGAACTATATTACGAAAGTGAAGAATCAATTTAAGTCATCTGCATATTACATGTTCTGGGGTACTGCTACTTTTGCAGTAGTTGCAGGACAACTTTATGTTGGGTCTGGCTACAGACAGATGTCTAAGTCGTTGGATGCATGGTTTGATAAGACCATCAGCATCATGATACAGAAACGTATGATAAGACAGCAGGATCCTTATAAGGAGTATTCACAAATGCCTGTGATACAATGAAATGTTGGCATTGTGACACTGAACTGATCTGGGGTGGTGACTGTTCTATGGAAGAGTTGAATGATGGGGAAGAATCTGACTATGATTTCTTTTCTAACTTTCACTGTCCTAAGTGTGATTCATATGTAGAGGTATTTCACCGTAAATCATGAATTTAATTTGTAATCTCCCTTCTGAGAAGGTGTGGGTAAGAAAAGAGTATCTTACTGACCATCAGAGTGGGTTTGGAGAATTTGTAGAGGGCGTCTGGGTAGCTTGTAAGAGTATACCTGGTCGTGCTTTTTATTTTGAGACGTATTTGCCTGAGTATGGGGCGATGTATGATAAACTTCCTATAAGTGCCTTTCTCCGAGCACCGAAAACGCCGACGCCCGATATGAGTCTAGAGAATCTGCAATTTTGGAATTGTATGGATTATGGGGTGATGGCAATTAATAAAGGTTTCATATCTTCTATGGATGTGGAGATACGGACAAGAGACCATGGTCTGATGAAAGGTCAGTATATCTTTACATTAGATAATTATCATGCAAACCCTGATGTGATAGATAATAATGTAAGCGAAGTACCACAAGAGCATAAGAGTCATAATTGTATTCAATTAGAGAATGGACAGTATGCATTGTATCCTAATAATAGAATGCGTTTGTATGACCTCTCTATAACCCCTCAAGAACCGAAGACACCAGACTTTAAGGTTTCTACCATAGAGTACCAAGTCGAGAATGGGACTGATTGGGGGCGACTAGGAGATACTGATGATTATTTCTGGGAAACACCTAAGGAGAAAACAAATGGTAATTAAAGTAGATAAAAGTGAGGAATTTGTAAAGAGTGGTAAGAAACTCATCTCTGAGTACGATGCACTACCTCTAACAGATAAACTCGAAAAGAATGATGATAGAGAATTGTTTGAGATGAAGAGAAAGAAGGAATTCCTTGACGAGTGCACTAACTTCAGAAAAGATGGATAAATAAAAGCAGCCAATGCTGTCTTTAAATGCCAGAAGTCTCAACCTTCAAAGATTTGAGTGTTACATTCAAAAAACATCCTGTTACTGACGATTTAGTAACTGTGAAGGATAAGGCTGCTGTTGCACAATCAATAAAAGGACTATTACTTACAAGAAGAGGTGAAAGACCATTCCAACCTCAGTTGGGGAGTGGTTTACAGGATTTATTGTTTGAACCATTAGATTATGGTTCTGGAGCATTAATCAAAAAAGAAATTGTTGAGACTCTTAATAGGTATGAACCTAGAATACAGATTAGTAACCTTGAATGTTATCCTGATGTTAGTAACAATGGATATGAAGTACTACTTGAGTATTTAATTTTAGGTAGAGACGACGAAGCAGTGGCAATAGATATATTTCTAGAGCGTACACGATAATGCCTTATACTCAGGTTGCCAATTTAGATTTTGATAACATTAAGATTCAACTCAAAGAATATTTGAGGAGTCAGAATGATTTTACTGATTATGATTTTGAAGGGTCTGCACTAGCAACTCTGATAGACACTCTTGCTTATAATACTTACTATACAGCATTTAATACCAATATGGTAGTCAATGAGTTATTCATTGATTCAGCAACGTTGAGAGATAATGTAGTAGCATTAGCAAAGCAGTTAGGATATAGACCAAAGAGTGCAACATCTCCTACAGCATATATTTCTTTTACTGTTACATATACAAATGCAACAACTGATAAAGAATTAAATTTAAAAGAAGGAACAGGATTTATTAGTAACTATGATAACGTAATTTACAATTATGTTGTTACTAGTGATGTAAAAGCACAGGTAATTAATAACGTTGCAACATTTACTAATGTTCCAATTAGAGAAGGAACTGTATTGAATAGTGAATTTGTTATTAGTACAGTATCTAAGAATCAAAGATTTATATTAGATAACCCAAACATTGATACTAATACAGTTAAAGTTACTGTATATCCTGGTGGTGGCACATTTAATGAACCTTATTTGCTTGCTGATAATATCTTAGGTGTTGATGGTACATCGAAAGTGTTCTTTTTAGATGAGATTGAAGATGAGAGATATGAAATATTGATGGGTGATGGTGTTCTAGGTAAAAAGTTAGACAATAATACACGTATTGATGTATCATATTTGGCAACTGTAGGTCCTGCAAGCAATGGAGTGAAGGCATTTGTTTTTTCTGGTGTACTAGAGAATGAAAATGGTGTTTCTCCTAATGCATTTACAACATCAATTGTATCAAGCGTTGCCTCTGCGGGTGGTGAAGCGATAGAAACTACACAAAAGATAAAATACACTGCTCCTAAGGCATATGGCACACAAGACCGTGCAGTAACTGCTAATGACTATGAAGCAATTGTAAGAAAAGTATATCCAGCAACAAGTGACATCATTATATTTGGTGGAGAAGATCAAGATCCGCCAGAGTATGGTAAAGTATTCATCGTATTAAAACCAACTGATGCAAGTTATCTTACATCTTTAACTAAATCACAGATCATTGCTGATCTCAAGAAGTATGTTGTAGCTTCTGTAGAACCACGAATAGTAGATCCTTCTATTCTATTTGTTGAAATGAGTAGTAAAATCTATTACAACAGTGGTATGACAGATCAAACTCCTGCTAATATTAGGGATAAGGTAATTTCTTCCATACAAACTTATATTGATGAGAGCGATACTGAGAAATTTAATGGTAAGTTTAGGTATAGTAAGTTTGTAGGTGTAATAGATGATGCTGACGTCAGTATTAATTCTAATCTCACTAGTCTTACAATGAGAAAAGACTTCTATCCTCAGTTAAATTCTACATTCTATTATGAGGTATGTTTCCAAAATGCCTTTGATTCAGATTGTGATGATCCAGTCCTGTCATCTACTGGTTTTAGAGTAACTGAATATCCTAATTTTGATGTTTATGTTGAAGATAGATCTGGCAAAATTGTCCTATATAGACTAGATAATGTAACAGGTGAGAAGGTTGTCCTTGACAGCGATATCGGTGACATAGATTATGTAAAAGGTGAGTTAAAGATGTATGCCTTAACAATTATTAGAGGTAGTTTCTTTGATAATCGTATTTCATTAAAAGTAAAACCACTATCAAACGACATCAAGGCAATGCGTGAAGTTTACCTTGACGTTGATGTTCCTAATTCATCCTTCACTGCATATAAAGAGTAAGTAAATGGTTGCTGTAAAAACGAAGAGAATTTCTACTCTAATAGAAACACAGCTTCCTGAGTTCATTAGCACAGAATACGAATTGTTTAGTAAATTCGTAACGAAGTACTATGAAGCACAGGAGGTACAAGGTGGTACGTTAGATGTTATTACAAATATCCAAAAATATGCAGACATTGATTATTATGAACAAAACATACTTAAACAGCATGATAGTTTGGACACTAGTATCACTTCTACTGATACTACAATTATACTACAAGATGCAACGAGTTTTCCAGAACAAAACGGATACGTCAAAATAGATGACGAAATAATATTATATGCAACTAGAACAGATACTACATTAGAAGGATGTACTAGAGGTGTTAGTGGTAATACAAAAATTGGAGATTTATACAGCGAGAGTAATTTTGTAAGTACAACTTCTGCAGCACATGCTTCTGGTCAAAAAGTTTACAATATCAGTAATCTTTTCTTATATGCTTTTGTCAAGAATTTTGAGAAGCAATACTTAGGTTCATTTCCTGAGAAATATCTTAGAGGTAATGTAGATAAGAGAACTTTAATTAAAAATATACAAAAGTTCTATAAAGCAAAGGGTACTGATAGTTCAATCAAGTTTATTTTTAATACTCTTGTTGATGAAGATAAAGACACAAACGCACGTTCAAACTTAGCACAGTTTGAATGGTTTATTAAATCTGAATTTGATAACGTTGCAATAAATGTTACAAGTCCTACTGGTCAATTCTTAGTTGGAGATAGATTGAATGAGACTGGTGGTAATGCTAGTGGCGAAATTGCTAAGATTGTTAGAAATGATCAGAACGAAATTACAAGGTTATATTTAAGACAACTATCGGGTTCATTTTCTCTTGGAGATAATGTAACAGGTCCTACTGGATCATCATTTACTGCAAGTACAGTTACATCATTCCCTAATGGTATTTTCTATATTGACTTCGGTCAATTCGCACGTATCTTTGGTCCTTTTGAAACTGGCAAATACTACCTTGCACCAGAAGGTATAATAATGAGGCAGAACTGGCAAATCATATGGAACCAGTCTGATCCTTCTAATCTACCAATGCCTGTGCATCCACAGGGACATCCAATGAAGTTTAGTACCACTAGAGAGGGTACATTACTTGGTGGTCAATTATATTACAACACTGCTCTTGTGAATGGTGTTAAAACAAATTACACTAATGAATTCCAACCAGAATTCATGATGGATCAAGGTGAGTCTAATAAGATTTACTATTACTGTGCTTATCATCGTTATATGTCAGGTCTTGACGGTGATGAAGGTTACATGACCCTAGTAACGGGTGGTGGAAGAGAACCTAAGATTGTAAAACCTGAGGTGTATAAACCAAGAGACTTTACATACAAATCATCTAATGCTGATTGGATTAATGTATATGCACTTAAGTGTAAAGTAATATCTGGTGACGTAAAGAATTTGGTAGGAAAGAAAATTGTTCAGTCTGATACAGTTGAGTATGATTATGCAGATGCTGTTGTAGATAATGTATATGCAGATGGAACTAGAGATGGAGAAGTAATTTATAATATTATTCTAGCATCAGAAACCGTTAATGGTACATTTGGTGTCTCAACTAAGACTCAACTTGAGAAAGTATTAACAGGTACTGCAACAGCAGAAGGACAAAGAATTGATGTATTCTCTACTACTGGATGGGATTCTACAGGATCACTTTTAATAGGTGATGAGACAATTACATTCAGTGATAAGAATGTAACTCAATTTATTATTGATGATAGATTAGCACAAACTGCTGTACAGCATGAAGTAGGCACACCAGTATACAAACCAGTTACTATAGTAGGATCTGGTGTCACACTATTGACAATGGGTATTGTATATAATTTACAACCATCAGATTCACATCCATATTCTGCTATAGGAGATAAGATACAAGTATCTAATCCTGGCTTTGAAACTTCTGATTCTAAGATTGTAAATGTAGGTACAAACCAGACTAGATGGTTGTTGGGAACTGGTGCTGCAGTAAATGTTCCTACATTACCAACAGTTGCTACTTCGTTAAATCAAGTATCAACAGACGTATCTGCTATACTTGCAGATGATCAGTATTATTACATTGCTAGTTCTAGTTTCCCATCACATAAAATTTTAGATGGTTCTAGTGTTACACAAACAGTATTAGATCAGAAACTTCTTCGTATTATAAGAAAGCAAGCAACTAGAACTACAGAGACATATCCTACACCTAAGAGAGATATAGGTATTGGATTAAATGGTGTTCCTTTCTATGGTCATAAAGATCCAGAAAGTATTAGATATGGAAAATTAGAACAAATTAAAGTTGACCTTCGTGGAACTGGATATGTAAGACCACCTTTTGTTTTAATTGATCAAGTTCCTAATAAAGCGAGAGCAATACTTGCTGGACAAGTTGTAGAAAGTATCACTGTAGATACTACTGATATATTTCCTAGAACTCCTGATGTAATTATTACATCTGGTAGAAATGCTTCTGTTCGTGCTGTAGTAACTGGTGGTAAAGTAACAAGTTTAATAATTGATAATGCTGGTGAGTTCTACTCTTCACCTCCAACAATTAATGTTAGAGATAATGCTGGTAGAGGTAGGTTTGCTGAGTTTGAAGCAGTCGTTAATACTGATGGACAGATTACTGGATTTGATAAGATTGCAGAAGGTAATTTTTATAGTCAAGATACCGTAATTGTTGATGTAGTACCAGTGGGAAGTGGAGCAAGTGGTTTACCTCTTCTTAAAGAATGGAATTACAATAGATATAAAAAATTAGAATCTAAACTAGATACAGAGAATGGATACGTTTTTGATAATTACAATAACGTATTAGAATATGGTTATGGTTATTCTGCAAACCCAAAAGCACTTAGAGTTTCTCTTAATGATAATCTTAATAATGCAGGGACAGAACCAGCAACTAAATTACATTCACCTATCATAGGGTTTGCTTATGATGGTAACCCCATATATGGTGCATTTGGTTATGAGAATCCTTTAGATTCTACGTCATCTATTATTAGAATGACATCTAGTTATTCTATCAATGGTAATCGTTCTGAAGGACCTTCATTAACAACATATCCAATAGGAACTTTTGTTAATGACTATACTTACACTCACAAGAGTGGAACATTAGATACTAACAATGGAAGATTTTGTATTACCCCAGAATTTCCGAAAGGAACTTATGCTTATTTCATTACTATTGATAGCAATCAAGTACCGCAATACCCATACATTTTAGGAGAGAATTTTTACTCTCTACCTATTGATAGCAATTACAATTCTGATATCAATCAGAATGATATTCCTAAGAAAGCAAAACGTTTTTATCAAGCAGGAATGTCTAGAAATGGTGAAGGTTTCCTCGCTGAGATTGCAGAAGTAAAACAAGGTAATGTGGAGAGTGTTAATGTAGTAGATTCATCTGCTAACTTCTCTATAAATTCACAGATATATTTTGATAATACAGGAACCCAAGGTTCGGAAGCAGAAGCAATTGTTAATTCTGTAAAGGGTAATACTGTATCTTACTTACAATCTAAAGAAGATAAGGTTGTTAAGCTAACAGTTATTCAAAGTGCATACTTATTTACAGATGATACATTATCACAACCATCATCTGGTGCATCTGGAACTATTGTTGGAACAGTTAAGAACGATAGTACAATTGTATTGAAAAATGTAAATGGCACGTTTGATAACACTGGTACATTTTCTGCTGCAATTAAAACATTTGATATTTTACTAGATCAAAGAAGTTCTTATACTAAAGGTGCAACTTTAAGTTTGACTGATGGTGTTAATTCACCTATTGCAACTGCTGAAGTATTAGAAGGTACAACCTCTCAAAACGTAGTCCAGATCAAGGTTCTCACTGGTACATGGATTGTTGATGATACTTACTTTATACAGTCTAGTAATTTGTTCAATACATCTGGAACTAGAATCGTAACACTCACATCATTGAGTGATGGTTTAGAACCATTTGAAGTTAATCAAAGTGTTGCATTAATAGAAACAACATCTTCACATGGATTAGGAATTGGAGATCAAGTAGTAGTTGATATTAATCCTAATGATGCTACTAAAACAAAAACTTATAATATAAGGAAGAGATTATATCAAGAAGCAATCTTAACTCCTCCTAGTGCTTCAACTAAAATCAATTTCACAGGGATAGGAAGATATGAAATCCTCAATGGCGGTGCTGACTACACTAGCGGTACTTACACTAGTATTAATCTCACTGGTGGATCGGGATCTGGAGCAACTGCTACCTTTACTGTTTCTGATGCAGGGGTAGTTTCTGATATACAAATACAAGATGCTGGTGCAGGATATGCACGAGGTGACTACTTATCAGTTGCTGATGAAGATCTTGTAAGATCTGGTGCATCTACATCAACATCAAGGTTAACTTTATATGTTGGACATGTAGGCGTTGCTGCTGGTGCAACAAAAGTTACTGTAGATAGTTCAAACGGATTTGCTACTAATGATTTGATTCAGATTGGTGGTGAGATATTAAAAATTGCTGGTATTAATGTAAATGATATTTCTGTAATTAGAGGTCAAGAAGGAACTGCGGATGTAGATCATTTTGATGGACAAGTAGTTTCTCTTTACAAAGCTCAATATAACTTTACAAACAATTATCAGATCTTTAGTGGATCTTTGTCAGGTTACATACAATCATATGATCCTATAACACATAAGATAATAATTGTATATGATTATGCTACACTAAACACTAATGCAAATAAAGTTGTATTAAGTTCTAGTTTCTTTGACACTAGCACACCACAAAGATTGGTATCTGTAACTTCTGTTGATGATGTATTATACAAATTTGAATTCTCAGAAGACAATAGTACATTTGTACCAAATCCAAATATAAATTTACAAGAGTTTTATAAGTATAAGTTTGATACGTCTCATTCTAGTCTCACTGGGACTTACTTTGATATTAGTCCAAGTAGAAACTATAATTTAATTACTGCAGAAAAAACAGAGACAACTATATTACCTGGTAATGCAGGGTCATATACAGATGTTAAATTTGGATTTGGTTCTAGACTTGCTACTAATACATATCAAACAAAAACAGGGACAGACTTTACAAACTTCTATTACTTTGATAGAAAGAATGTAGTGAATGCAGAAGGAGCATATTTTAAATTAATAACTGATCCTTTACAAGGAACTAAAACACTCAATTATGTTACACCAAATCGTTTTGTTTATGATGTTAGTAGTTCTCCTCTTTGGGATGGTTCTGGATCCATTTCATATACTACTACTGGTCAGTTCGCAATCGGTAAGATTAATACAGTCAGCATCATCAACTTAGGACTTAATTATAAAAAAGTTCCAGTAATTACTGGTGTAGATTCTAATGAATCTTATAGAGCTGCAGCAACTGTAACATTTGATACAGCATCACAGACTATAACAGGAGTTGACGTTACAAATGAAGGATCTAACTACGTAAATCCTAAAGTTGTGGTTACAAAGTCTGATGGATCTGATGTAAAATTCAATGCTCTTTTAAGAGATGGAAAAGTTACTTCTATTACTATAGACAAACCTGGTAGAGGTTACACATATGCACCTGAGATAATTATTATTGAAGGAGAAGTAGAAGCATATGTTGAAAGTACTAGTATTGGTGTTCCACAGAGTGTAAGGATAACATCTAATGGTGGAGCATTCCATTTAGATGAGACAGTATCATCTACTTTCCGATCAAATTATATTCTTGGATTAAAAAACTATAATGGCAATTTTAGAATTGGTGAAAAGGTAGTTCAGAAAATTAATAACGTAGAAGTATTCAGTGCAACTGTAGTTGAATGGAGATTTGGATCTAATTTACTTAAGGTAGCAAATTCTACTGGTATCATCCGTGAAGATATTGCTATTGAATCTATATTAATGCCAGTGTCTGGTATTGTACAGTCTATTTACGTAACTACATTTAATGAAGAGATTTCTAGTTTCTATGATAACTTAGGTTACTATACTTCTGATAAAGGAAAACTAGGTGTACAGAATCAAAAGATATTAGATAGTTTATTCTACCAAGATTATTCGTATGTTATCAAATCAGGAACATCAATAGAACAGTGGCGTGATCTTATCAAGTCTACTACACACCCTGCTGGATTTAAGTTATTTGGTCAAGTTGATGTAGAAGCAACTGCTAAAACAGAGATGCCAAAGGAATCTCCAAAATCATCTCACTTTAGTGTTATACAACTTTGGGATCCTGAGAAAAATAAAATTACAGTTGAAAATTCAAGAAGAACTGTTACACAAATTTTACAGAAAGTAGAGAATCAAAGAATACGTAAAGGATTTGGAACTGCTGCAACTAGTGAGTTTAATTTTAATGAAGCAGAAGCATATGAATTTACACTTGGTGCAGTATTTGATGGTTCTTATGATAATGAAGGTAAGTTACAAGGAACTACTACTTTCACTACTAAGAAAGATGGAGTAGCATTTAACTTTGCAGATAACAAATTAAAAAATATGATTGTCACACTTGATGGTGTGATACAAGAACCTGGTGTTGCTTATACTTTAAGTTCTGGAAGCATTGTATTCTCAGCAGCTCCTCTTGCTGGTGTTACTTTCTATGGTAAAGTCTTTAAATTTAAAGATGAACAATACAATACAAAATACTTTAAAAAATTAAGAAATATTTTCCAACGCAGTGGAACATGGATAGATGCTGCAAATCAAATCGAAAGAAACGTACAGTTTATTATTGATGAAACTGTTGGGTATGGTAAGGCAACTCATCCATCATTAGATTGGAGTACAAAACAAGACGATTATGAAGCAAACATCAGAGCAATCTTAGATGCTTACCAACATGACATTAGATTTGGTGGTAATGTTAAAACTATTGATTATTCATCTATCTTTAATAGTAGTAGTGATTATCTTTATATTCAAAATTATAAAACACAGTCAACAGATATCTTTGAGTATGCTACGAGACTAGCAAAACTAGCAATTAGAAACTGGGACTTTGTTGATGTAAATATCGCATATATTCAAGGTCAAAATACAATGACTGTCAGCAGTACTAAGAATCTTGCTGTTGGTTTATTTGTAAGTTCTGGTAGATCATATCCAACAGGAACTAAGATCGTATCTATTGATAGTGAGACTGAAATTACATTAAGTAATTCAGCACTAGCAAACTCTGGTGGCGGTGGTGGTGCACCAACAGGAACCACTACTGTAACTGGCACAGGTACTACAGGAACTGTTGCTACTAGTACTGCACAGGTTCCTTTAGGAAGTACATTCACTGTGCCACCTGGCACAACTGTCACAGTACCTGTTTCTTTCTCAGGTACAACACAAGCAAAGTTTGGATGGAGTGCTTTGAACAAAGGGATGTTCTTTAAAGCAGGGCAATTAATTACTTCTAATAGAGCATATATTATATCTCAGTCATTAGCGTGGGCACAGTCACAATATCCTTCATTAAACTGGGGAACTATTAGCACTAAGTGTGGTAGAGACATCGGTCTCATTTTAGACTCATATGTGTATCATCTTAAGATGGGTGGTAATTTTAAGATTGTAGAAGCAGCACAGTTATACTACCAAAAGAAAGACTATCCTTATGGTGAAGAGTTATATTATATCACTGGATCTCTAACTGAGACAGTTGCGACATTTAATTATGCTAAGGATCTAATGGTACAGGCAATGAGAAACCAGTTGCCAACTACAGATCCTAATGCGATTACAGACTCATTGAGTCCTGTTTGTGCAGAGGTAGAAAGTACACTTAATACCTACCATGGTATTGTTAATACTATTCTTACAGAAGGCAAGGGACTTATAGAGAAAACATCTGTCAATCAAAACAAATCTGGTAACTGGACTGGTACAGTAACTTATTCTAATTACAATATTCTTGGTGATCCACTACTACCAGCACAAGAATGTACAACAGTGATATCTGCAATGGATTCATTGTATGATAACTTAAGCGATGTTATTAAAGAAGTATCCGTAACAAGAAACTTACCTGATTATGTTGATGGTGAGACTACAGACTTTGAATTATATTGGGATGATAATACTGAAGTTAATACAGAGGAAGATGAAGATTTATTCTTAACTATAAATTCTGTATTGCAGAGACCTAAGTTCACAGAAAATTATCCTTTACAAGATTCTTACTGGATTGATAGAACTGTAATTCCTAATGTAGTTAAATTTGATGTTGCTCCTATATGGGATCAGGATCTTGGAGCTAAGTCTATTGGTGAACCAACTGCTGTAGAAAAAGTCGTAGGTATTGGTGTTGGTAATTATAAGAGACTTACTATTGACTATGCTTTAGTTGATGGTGTTAGAAACGGACCTTTCTTAATTGTTGATGTATTAGACTCTACTATTCAAACTATTGAATCTGAAGATAGTTTATATGTATTCTTGGATGGTGTACTACAAGTAAAAGGAAAGGCATATACTATATCAGGTCCTAACATTACATTTGTCACTCCTATTAAGAAGGAGATGAGAATTGATATGCGTTATCTCTATGGAAGAGATGTCGGACAGATATTAAACATATATGATTTTGCACCTGACTCTTACTTTGGTCAGGGAACATTTGCTTTCACTACCGCATTAATGGATACTTTACTCAGGTATGCATGGATGGGTAATAAAATTGGTTCACCAATTCACGTTTGGCAAGTAAGAGCAAATGGTACCAAGAATATAATTGGAGAAATCACAAATCCAATTAGAAATGGAAATAATGTAGTATTTGAACTTAAGTGTCAAAACCCTGTGATAGAACCAGGATTGGACTTCACTTTTGCATCAAAAGGAGATTATAGTAATACTTACGTACTAGCAGATGCAGATATATCAAATGATATTCTAAACTTTAAGACAGATAGTGATGGAAGAAAAATTCTAAAAGATGCTAGTTCTGATTGGTCTGGAACATTTTATGGTAGAACATATAAACCACCATTTGTATACCTTTCCAATGGAGATAATATCAGAGTAGAAGGTGAGGAAGGATTTAGAAAGATTAAAAAATTACCTACTGAAGCAACCAGTAAAGATGGAAGACCTAACGAACAAACTAGCGATGATCATTTTGGAACTGTCTCAGTTGAAAATTACACTGGTACTACTAGAGGAGAAGGTCTTTCAGTAGTAGCAATTATTGAGAATGGATCTGTAACATCTCTTACATGGAATCAACGTAGTTATGATCCACTTACACAACCTACTGCATATCAATACTATACACCACCTATTCTTAAGTTTGAAACTTTAGATGGTAACGGTGGTGGTGCTAGAGCAGAAGTATTAATAAGCAAAGGTCAAGTTATTAGTGTTGATCTTATTGCTGGTGGTTCTGGATATACTACAGCACCAAAAGTTATTACAACTAGAAAATTTGATATCTTAAGTGACAGAGACATTGGTGTTTCTCTAATTGAAATTGGCATCAGCCCATTTGTTCAGAGTGGTGGAATGACTGCTACCTCAGTCATTACTGAGATTGATGAGTCTGGTATTTCTGCAATTTCTGGTATCAGCACCTTAATAGCAAAAGTTGCAGATGATGCTAACATTAAGATTGAGAGGCAATTTGATTTAGATGAAGTAGAGGTATTCTCTATTGGAGGACCTTTAGATCCAAAACGAGATATATTAGAATTAAATACAAATAGACCTACTCCTGCTAGTGAGGTTCAAGTATTTGATACTCATCAGCATAATGCTACTGTTGTATCTGCAGAGATTCAAGATATTGTATCTCTAAATTCTATCTCTACTGTTACTAAAGTAATTACAGCAACTCAACAGATTGAAATTCCTAACAATGCGATTAGTAATATCAACTTCTTTGAGAATGCTGCATACCTTAACGTTGACTTCCTTATCGGTGATAGTATTGCTTATATTCCTGATACAACTAGATTTGCACCTAATGGCAAATTAATGGTTGGTGATGAAGTTATATACTATGAGAAGAAACTTGATGATAGATTCTATCAAATTATTAGAGGATATCTAGGGACTGTAGAGAAGAACTGGGTTGCGGGAACATATCTTAGACAGATTGAAGACGTAACTGTTCTATCTGCTGGACTACTACAAGTTCAGTCTGAAAGTGATGTTAAGATGGTTAACATCGGACTTGTTGGTTCTGGATTTGAAAGACGAGTATTCAGACAAGTAACTACTCCTAGTGATTTAGAAATTACTAGAAATGCAGTAGAGGTTGTTATTACACCTCCACCTGGTGGTGCAGTTGATGGATATGCAGAAACTGCATTTATCAATGACCCTGTACAACAAAGGAATCAGAATCAAGTTGATTTGATCGAAAACGCTATTGGTAACTACACTGTTACTAAACGTGATGGAACTATAATTGAAATTAGAAATGAAACATTCGGTACTAACAATTACGTTGGTTCATATATAAAGACTACTGTAGGTCCTAACATAGGAAACTGGCAGTACATATCATTTGATGATGGAACTGCTGATGTATCAAACTTATCAATTTCTGATATATCATCATACTTCCCATCACTAACTGTTGGTGACTTCATAGAAAGAGCAGACTCTACCTTTACTAAGGCAGGAGACAAGTTCAATCTAGGACTACCATCAATACAAAATCCTGTAGCAATTAGTCAAACTGCGAGTGCATCTATACCATCTACGATTACTGTTGCTAGTACTAACTATTTCCCTACATCAGGGTATATTATCCATAATAATGGAACATATAGTGGTATAATCAAGTATACAGGTAAGACCTCAAATACATTCACTGGATGTCTTCGTCATAATGGTGATAATCAGATTGCGTCTGGATCTGAGATAGTACCTATATCAATCATATAAATAAACGTATAAATAACTCAGGCACTTAATAAAATAACGTCGGAACAGGAAAAACAATGGCTGCTATTATCTCTGATAAGTTTAGAATCTTTAACGCTAAACAATTTTTAGAATCTTTAACCGAAGGACCTAGTGACACTAGCTCGGAAAGATCAAGGATGTATTTCTTTGTGGGAAGACCACAACCATGGAAAGCATATTTAGAAATACATACCAAAAACTCTACGGCTTTCGTAGTCGGTAATGAAGTGTACATAGGTACATACGCATCGACTGCTTTCCGTGCCACAGTTGCTGCAGTTTACGACAGTGCTTTATTATTGACCGACGTTTTTGGAAGTGCTGGTGTTAACTCTGCTCCTCCTCTTGGATCTGCATTAAAAGGTAGAACTGGTGGATCTGGAGGTTCTGACACAGGTGCCACTGCAGTCTCTGGTATATACCGCTATGCAACAGAGGATGTTCCACCATTACCATTAGACAATCAGAGCGAAAAGATTGCTTTATACGACGAATTAATTGCTGCCAAACGTATTACTGATTCTTTTGCAAGAACAGTTATCCGCCGTTACAACTGGGATCTAGTTGCTAACCCCAAGTTCGACATGTTTAAACCCGATTACTCTGCTACTCCTGGTGGCGGTGGTCAAATTGGTAAAGCAACTGCGACAGGTGCTACAAGCATTGCAGATGCTAAGTTCTATGTAATGAACTCATACTATGAAGTATTCAAGTGTCTTTACAACGGTGAAGATCCTTCTAATACAACTGGACAGAACGCAACAGAAGAACCATATGTAGCTGGTGGTAACTATGACTCAGCAACTGGTCTTTATACAGAAACAACTGGTGCTAAGTATATCTGGAAGTACATGTATACTATTCCTACTGATGATGTTCTTAAGTTCCTTTCTTCAGACTTCATGCCTATAGTTCTTCCTGCTAACGTAAGTAGAACTGCAGTTGCTGCTCTTGCAGTTGCTGGTGCTGTTGATGTTGCACTTATTGAGAATGCTGGATCAGGTCTTCCTGCTTCACAGACTCTATACACAAGTATTAAAGGTGATGGAACTGGTGGTATTGTAAAATTTGTTACAAACGGTGCTGGTACAATCACATCTGCTGAAATTCAAGCACGTGGATCAGGTTACACATATGGTAATGTTTTATTTGCAAATGGTAACTTATTCTCTAACACTGGATTATCAAGTGCTGTAACAACTGGTGGTTCTGCTGTTGGTGCTATTGAAGTTGTTCTTGCTCCACAAGGTGGACATGGTTCAGATCAAGAAACAGAATTGAATGGTAAGCGTGTTATGACAAACATCCGTCTTACATATTCTGAAGGATCAGGAGATTTCCCTGTAGATAACGACTTCCGTAGAATTGGTATTATTTCAGATCCATTTAACTATGGTACTACTACATTCTCTACTGCTGATACATTATCAGGATTAAAAGCAATTAAGATTACTGGTGCTTCAGCAGATTACTCACCTGATGAGAAGATTACACAGACTGTAACTGGTGGTACTGCATATGGTACAGTTGTATCATGGACATTAGACAGTGGTTCTACTACTGCTGGAGTTCTTAAGTATATCCAAACAAACGATCAGCATACAGATTCTGGTAAAGTATATGCATTTGAATCTAATGGTTCAAACGCAGTTACAGGAGAAGCATCTACCGCCTCTGGTAATGTAGACACTGCATATGGTAGTACAATACTTGGCGTTACTTTCTCATCTGGTCTTGCTACTCCAGAGATTGAAAATAACTCTGGTGATGTGATTTATGTTGAGAACAGAAGACTAATCACTCGTGCTGCTGACCAAATCGAAGATATCAAACTAGTTATCGAGTTTTAAAACTACGCTAAATACTTTAACGAGAATACTAGTATTATTGGCGGAGTAAGATGCCTCAAAAGACGAACCTAAACGTAAGCCCATATTACGAAGATTTTGATGCGAATAAGAATTTTTATAAGATTCTTTTTCGACCTGGTTATTCTATACAAGGAAGAGAACTAACACAGGTTCAATCAATTCTTCAGAATCAAGTTGAAAGCTTTGGAAAGTATGCCTTCAAGCAAGGTGAACTTGTAATTCCTGGCGAAGTAGGACTTAACACAAAATTAGATTACGTAAAACTATCATCTGTTTCAGAAGTTGCAGTTAATGATGGTAGCAACAATATTGTTTATAAGAAATATGATATTTCTCAATTAATCGGTCAAGAATTAATTGGGTTAACTTCTGGTGTCAAGGGAAGAATAGTTTCTACGAAACTGGCAACAGAAAGCACAGCAGATACTTTGTTTGTAAATTACGTCAACAGTGGTTCGTCTAACACTGAGACTACTTTTAGACAAGGTGAGACTCTAGAGGTAGTTGATGGTGTCAATACTCCTTTACTCGTTGTAGGTACAGATGGTAGTGTTCTACCAACCAGTATTAAAGTTACAAATCCAGATACTAATGAAACAACTTCATTAGAAAGTTCTGCAATGGGATTTGCTTCTGCTGTTAAGGTAGAAGAAGGTATTTACTTTGTTAATGGTTATTTTGTTCGTTGTGATGCAGAACTTTTAATTATTGATGAGTATTACAATAAACCATCTGCTAAAGTTGGTTTTACAATCAAAGAAGAAATTGTTACTCCAGAAGAAGATGCATCTTTATATGATAATGCAATTGGATCTTCTAACTACACTGCACCTGGTGGTCATAGATTAAAAATATCTTTGGTATTAAAAGAATTTGCTCTTAATGCAATTACTGATAAGAATTTTATACAACTTCTTACAGTATCAAGAGGAGTAATTCAAAGAAAAATTGAATCAACAGATTTTAGTGTTCTAGAACAGACTCTTGCTCGTAGAACATTTGATGAGTCTGGTGATTATGTTGTTGATAATTTTACAGTAGACGTTCGAGAATGGGCACAGAAGGACGGTAATACAGGTTTGTATGCTGTAGATGCTTTTGGTTTATATAACGGATACAACGCAACTGAGTCCTCTAGGAAGATGGTTGCTAGTATAGGTCCAGGTAAGGCATATATTAAGGGATATGAGATTGTCAATAAAGAGACTAAGTATCTTGAGATTAATAAAGCAAGAGAAAGTCTTTCTACTGACAATGTTAATTTAAAATCTAAAGGTCTTCCATCTTTTAGTGTTACTAATGTATATGGTAGTGTACCTTTAAACAAAGAGGGATCTGATCTTACTGCATATCCAGACGTATTTTTGTACAATACATTTAATGATGGTTCTGTCGGATTAAACAATACTGAACTATCTACAGATCACAGACAAACTATTAGTAGAAGGGGTCTTAGTTTTACTCCTAATGATGGAATAAAAACTATCACTTTACAAATAACAAACACAACTACACTTATCGGTGCTGTAACTGATGCAACATTTCAAAGTCAATTTGGAACTCTCTATTATATTAAGACAAGAAGTGACACTGGTACTCCAACAGCAATTGGTTCTTTTAAAACATTATCTTTTGCCACTACTAATAAACCACTTGTTAATGCATCCGAGTCTGTTCAGTTTTTAGAGCTCACAGTATATGGTCCTAAGAATGAATTAGAATCTTTATTATTAGAGTATGATTTATCTGATACTGAGTTTAAAAGAAAGATTTTCTTAACAGAAGCAAATGCACAAACAAACTCAGGTGATGAGTTTGGATTTGTTGTGGATTATTCTTCAACAGTTACTCCTGTAATTGGTAAAGTAAAACCAAATAACTTTTTCTTAAAGAAGAGAGGTTCTGGTTTTAATTCAGATTCTGACATTATACTTTCTAGAGGTCGTCTTGCTGCTGGAACAAGTGCATATAATAGTACATTTGGACTATCTTATTTTGATCCTCAGTTCTTCACCAAAATTATTTTAGAGTCAGTTCCTACTGGAACCAATGCTTTTGATGAAGGTAAGTATGTGTTTGGTATTAATAGTGGTGCTTATGGAGTTGTTGAAGGAACTGCCTCTGGTGTTTATAGTACAGGTGTACTATTATTTGTAAAAACTCTATCAGGAAGATTTTTATCTGGTGAAACAATTAGAGATGAAGGTGGCAGCACTGTAAGAATTGCTAGAGAAAATACACTATCTCATTTTGTTGTTCAAAGTAGAGGATTGGGTTATGCAGACGGTGCAACACTATTAATTAATGGATTAGAATTTGATAGTTCTAAAATAGATTTATCAAGAACTACAGATGGAAAAATTTATAAAGCATCTGTTGCTAATAGATCTGCAGTAAGTGTTGAATACGCACAACCTCCTGCAGTTACTGTAAAGAATCCTGATGGAGCATCTGCTCCAAATGCTGCTGCTAATATTGAACCTGTATTGTATAGAGATACAGTTACTACATATACACCACAAAATGTTAAGTCTGTGGCTTGTTCTTATGGATCAGGTAATGCAAATACTTTCTCTGCAGACGTTGTAGTAGATAGTCAAATTTATTCAGAAATTAAAACTGTAACTGACTACGCATTCTTTGGTAGTCAAGGATCTACATTTATAGAGTCTACAAGTTTTAGTGCAGATGCATCAACAGATGTACAACAAGGAGATTTAGTACAATTTTCTGATGATAGTAATAATCTCGTTAGGTCAATCGTTCAGTATGCTACAGAACAAGAAGGATCATATAAATCTAGAATTTACTTAGACACTGCTTTACCAGGTGCAGTTACTAATGCTAGTATTGTAAGATTACGTCCGAAAGTAGATAATTCTACAAGTGGTACATTACTATTTTCTACTGGTAGTAAACAGGTATCTCAAATTTCTTCTGGTGGGGATGATACTAAGATTAAGTATTACTTCCGTAGAGATTTTGTAACTACTGCAACTACAGGTGGTGGTACAATTACATTTGCTGCACAGTTACCATTTGGTACACAAAGGTTTGCTGCATTTACCGAAGAGAATTATATTATTACTGTATTAGATCCTGGCGATGCACCTGATATTGTGAAAGGTGATATCATTTATGTTGGAGCAGATGTTGTAGATATATCATCTGCTACTGATACTGCTAGTGGTCTAACATCTGGTAGTATTAGTTTACAGTTAGCATCATCATATTTTGGAACTATTCCTACTAATGGTGCTTATCCTAAACTTAAGTTAACTGCAACTCTAGAAGTATCTAATGCAAAACCAAGACTTAAAACTGTAGTAAAAAATAAGAGAATTACAGTTACATCTGCTGGTGATCGTGTTGTTCCTTTAAGAGGTACTGACTACGATACTGAAGTTGTAGAGATACTTTCATATTCTGATGCATACAAGTTAAACTATGTTTATGAAGGAACATCAGCACAACCACCTGAGATTGATACTGCTGGTAATCTAATTTCTGGTACTGATGTTACATCAAGATATACATTTGATAGTGGACAGAGAGATACGTTATATGATGTTTCTAGAGTAGTTTTAAAACCAGGTTTTGATGAGACTACAGGTCAACTTGTTATTTCTTTTGATTACTTTGAACATTCACAAGGTGACTTCTGTACAATTGATAGTTACTTACATGAAGCAGGAGTTTCTGAAGATGAGATTCCTACATTCGATTCTTCTGTTCTTGGTATTACTGAACTTAAAAATGTAATTGATTTCAGACCTAAGGTTGACAGTGGTAGTATTATACCAGGTTTCTTAGATACTTCTACTTTAGAAGTAACTAATGGATCTTTCTCTGGTGCTGGTGCAATTATTGCAAGTAGTCCTGCCCCTGATAAAGGTTTAGAATATACATTCTCATTCAGTCAAGTACAATACTTAGATCGTATTGATGGTATCTTCTTAGACAAGAAAGGTAGTTTTATAGTTAAAGAAGGTAACTCATCTCTTAATCCTACAAAACCAGATGCGATAGAAGACGCAGTACCATTATTCTATGCTTATATCCCTGCATTTACAAAGACAAGTAAAGACGTAAGACTTACCCCAGTTGATAATCGTCGTTATACAATGCGTGATATCGGTAAGTTAGAGAAACGTATTGAAAGATTAGAATACTATACAACACTTAGTATCCTAGAACAGCAAGCACTTAACATGCAAGTTAAGGATGAAATAGGTCTTGATAGATTTAAGTCTGGTTTTGTTGTTGATAACTTTGAAGCACATAAAGTTGGTAATCTTAGATCACTTGATTATCGTTGTGCTGTTGATGCTCAACAATCTGTTCTTCGTCCACAGTCTAAAGAAGATTCTTTAGATTTAGTAGAAGTTAATAGAAGAGAAGATCAAAGAGCAGTTTCTGGATATAAAAAATCTGGAAACATGGTAACGTTACCATATTCTCCATTATCATTATTAGGAAATAATTTCGCTTCATCAACACTAAATCCAAATCCATTTGTTGTTCTACAATATGTTGGTGATAGTGATATATCTCCAGCGATAGATCAATGGTATGATTCTAGTATAGAACCAGTTGTTGTAGATACTAATACAGATCTCTTTAATATATTCTTAGCAAAAGAAAGTGTAAAAGAAAGTTTCTCCAGTTTACATAACTCATTTGTTATTAACTGGGTTGGAGCATCATCATCTTTTACTGCAATTAATTCTCTTGGTGGAGTTAATTCACAAATTGCTAACACATCTGTACAGAATGCATCTGTTGGTAGTTCTTCTAATATCAGTCCTCAAAATAATGAGGTTGGTAAGGGATTACAAACTAAATCTGTAGGTAATAGTATTGTTTCTACATCACTATCATTCTTTGCTAGAAGTGCACCTATCAAATTTAAAGTTGGTAGAATGAAACCTAATACTAGAATATACGTGTTCTTAGAAGGTAGAGATGTTAGTCGTTGGGTTAACCCTGATCTTAGATATACAGGAATTGCAGGAAACTCATTATCAGCATTTAATGGTCCTATAACCACAGATGAATATGGTAATGCTAGTGGTTTAATTATTCTACCAGCTGGATCACCTCCTAATGAAAATGCTATTTGGGGTGGAGACATTGATACTGTTGGATATGATGCATCAGCAGAAGCATTGAATTTTACTGTTGGAACTCTTACATTTAGATTTACTTCTAGTTCTACTAACGAAGAAAAATCAAGTGTAGATTCTTATACAGAAGTTAAGTATTATGCCACTGGTATTTTACCAGAAAATCCTTCTAGTATTGTTTCTACAAAACCATCTATATTCAAATCCAATGAAGGTGTTCAGTTAATTGAAAGTAATACTGACAATCCTGTAAGACCTAATCCTCTTGCACAGACATTTAAAGTAGAAAACTTAGATGGTGGTTGTTTTGTAACTGGTATTGATCTTTACTTCAATAAGAAAAGTGCAACTATACCAGTCAAAACTTATATTACAAATGTAGATGCTGAAAAACCAGCAAAAAATATTGTACCTGGTAGTGAAAAAACATTAACACCAAATACTTTCCTTAAATGTTTTGCTAGTGGTAACATGGCAATTTACAAAAATGAAAATGTTACTGGTGCATCTTCTACTGCCTCAGGTCCTATACTTAAAGTATTTGATAAGAACAATGTAGAATTAGTTGCTACTGCATCTGGTAAGTATAGTCTTACTAATGAGCAAGTATATACTGTTGTTCTCAGTAATCATAATGGTAAATCATTTATACCAAATGAAGATTTAATTATCCCATCAGTAACTCTTGCAAATGCAACAGATGGTACTGATTTTATTCTTTCTATTGCAAAAGATAGTGGAAAGTTATCTGATGTCAGAGTTACAAATACTGGTTTAAATTATGACAGTGCAATTCTTACTATTGAAAGTCCACAATTACCTGGTGGATCTACTGCTACTGCAAACATAGAAGTATCTGGTGGTAAGATTTACAATGCTGAGATATCACTAAGCGGATTTGGATATACAGAAGCACCAGCAGTTGTTGTGAAAGGTGTTGGTAATGGGTCTGGAGGATGTCAAATCCAAACCTTTATAGAAATAGATACACCAGCAGTTAGAATGGGTGTAGCGACTGATCAGACAGGTGTTACAGAATCAACTACTCCTACACATTTTGGATTTGATTATCCAGTATACTTACAGAATGATACTGAGTATGCTCTTGTAGTAGAGACAGATTCTATCGACTATGAACTATGGTCATCCAAATTAGGAGAAACCGACATAGCGACAAGTACGGTTATTACAACCCAACCTTCATTAGGTTCGGTTTACCGATCACAAAACACTGAGAGTTGGACAGAAGATATATTTGAGGATCTTAAGTTTACAATGTATCGTGCTGAATTTGATACATCAAGACCAGCAGAATTGTTAGTTAAGAATGATAATCTTGGATATGAATTATTAGAAAGTAATCCATTTGAAACTAATGCAAGTGCTAATACAAACTCTACTTCTAAATTATTTAAAAATAATAACTCTATACTAAAAGTAAGTCATAGGGATCATGGATTTGAAACTGGTGGAAATTCATATGTGTTCTATAGAACTGCTAATGAAATTGGTGGTGTAACTGCATCTATATTGAACAGTACATTATTCCAAGTATCTAACTCTGGTGTTGACACATATAATATTCAATCAAGTTCTCAAGCTGCTGGCAACTCTATTGGTGGTGGAGATCTTGTATATGCTTCATTTAATAGAAAATATGAAACTCTATATCCACAAGTTTCATACTTATCATTTACTAATACAACTTTAAATACAGAAGTTAAAACAACTAATGTAGTTCCTGTTGATTCAGCATCAACAAATTATAATTCTTATTCACAATCAGATTATGAAAAGACATTTTTAAATGAACCACATTATTTTACTAATCAGAAATTTGTTGCATCTAGTATTAATGAAACTCTAAACAGTGTTTCTCAATCATTAGTTTATAAAATGTCATTATCGTCTACTGTGTCTCATTTGAGTCCAGCAATAGACTTATCAAATGCTACTGTAAAAACAGTAACTAATAGAATTGAAAATGCAAGTGGTCAAGAAGATAGATTTGGTAGAAGAGATCAGGTTGTTGAGTTCTATCCAGTATATCAATTCAATCTTGCTGGAAATGGTGCAACCCAATTACAAGCAGATCAAACAATCAAAGGAGTTACAACAAAAACAACTGGTACTATTGCTAGAGTAAATGGTCAAGTTGTTTACGTTAGAGTTAAGACAAGTCAATTCTTCCAAAAAGGAGAGACAGTAACATTAGGAAATCAATTAGGTCTTTCTGCTGTTACAGTTGACTCAAATCCATCACAAGTATTTGCTACTATCGCTGATGCATCTACTATTGTTGCACGTAATCCAAACGTATTAAATGAAACATATGATAATATAATTACTGGTAAAACAACTATCTGGAATACTCAAACTCAAGAACTAACATTGAGAGTTGATACAAACCCAATCAATGATAGTTTTACAGACAGAATTATAGACAATGCTCTTTATAATAGAAATGCAGTTACTGCAAATCAACTTGCTGATATATTCCGTGTAGGAGATTTTGTCAAGTATCCTAATCAACCCGATGAAGAGAATGCGTATCTTGAGGTTGGAAAAATATCTTATACAAATGGTTCAGACTTTGTTGCTGAGGACACATCTAAGAATGGTTCTTCAATTGCTAAGTATGTAACTAAAGAAGTTACGATTGCAAATCCAGCAACTGCTATTGATGTACATCTACTAGCAAATGTTAGAGATATTGAAAACCTTAAAGTATTCTACAAGTATAAGAAAGCATCTAGTCAAGAAAACTTTGAAGATATTGATTGGATCTATTTCAATACATCAGGTGAACCAGATGTGTTTGATATTGCAACAAGTGAGAATACAATATCAGGTATTGTAGAGAAACAATCTTCTTATCAAGATTTAAAATATAGTGCTTCTAAACTTCCAGAATATTCATCATTTGCTATTAAAATTGTGATGTCTGGTGTAGATCCTTCCTATGTTCCTAAAGTACAGGACATCAGAGCAGTCGCTGCGTTCTAATTTCCGCACATGGATTTTGTAAAAGTGTCTGGACATGATGGTCTCGTAAGAGATCAAAAGACTGGTGCCATCATCAATGTGGATGATTCTGCTATTGAATCTAGACGTAAGTCAAAACAATTGAGTTCCGCATTGGACGACATAAATAACTTGAAGAATGATGTCTCTGAAATCAAGTCCTTACTGAGAGAGTTAATCCAAAATGCCAGCAGTTAATGTAGCACGTACTGACACCTTTGAACAGCAAAGGGTCAAAATAAACGAAATAGGTACCCAGATATTTACAGTTACTGCTGGAGGTTCAGACCTTTCAACAGGTAACTTAAAACTAGGAGATGGTCTAGTAACAGCTCCCAGTTTAGCATTTGTAAATGATGTTAGCGTAGGACTATACCGTAATGGTACAGGTGTACTAGGTTTTGCAGCAGGAGGCAAAAAATTATCTGACCTCTCAGCATCAAGTGTCAAATACTATAGAGATTTTTTAATTGAGAAAAACAGTCTTGATACATTAGGTATTGCAATTACTAATGCAGGACAAAATTATGATGGTGGAACTTATACAGAAATTCCTGCTATTGGTGGTACTGGTGACGGAGCAACTTTTGGTGTAACAATTGATGGATTTGATGGAACGATTACTAATACAGGTACTGGATATACACCTGGCGTTTACTTAAACATCCCTGTCATAAGTAATGGAAGTGGTACTGGTGCTACTTTTGACTTTACAGTAGATCAGATATCAGGACAGATTACACAAGGTGGTGTTAACTACTATCCAGGATCATATACAAATATCGCCATGACTGGTGGTAATGGTTTGCAAATGACTGGTGACATTGTAGTTGCTTCATTTTCTGCAACTGTTACTTCTGGTTCTAACTATCCTGACGGTTTATATAAAAGTATTCCGTTAACAGGTGGTAATGGAACTGGTATGTTAACTAACCTCTACGTAGTAAATGGTGGAGTACAACCATTTGGTGGAGTTACTAGTAGTGAATACGTATCTACCACAACAAATTATACTATAGGTGATGTATTAACAGGAAGTATTCCACTTGCAGGAACTCAAACCTTTATAGTTAAATCTTCACTAGGAAACAAATATTTTATTGATGGATTTTTAGGTGGAAACTTTAATCTATTAAAAGGAAAGACATATGTCTTTGATTGTAGTGATGCTACAAATGATCCACATCCACTGTTCATATCAACTGTTGATGCAGATCAAAATACTATTCTTGATGCAGCTGATGGTGTTACATACGAACTAGATGGTGCTACTGTAACTGGTGCACAATTTCTTTCTGGATATTTTGGAGCAACAACAAGTAGAACAATAACTTTTGCAGTTCCAACAAACCCTGCAACAACAAGTGTTTGGTATGGATGTTCTGTTCACCCTCTTCAAGGTGGAGAGTTAACTTTTTCTGATCCTAATTCACAACAAAATAGTTTCTCATTAGTTGTTGATGCAATTGGTGGTACAGTTACTGAGTTTATTGTTAACGCACCAGGCGATGGAAATTATCAAGTAGGAGATGTTTTAAGTGTTGCTGCAGCAGATCTTTATGATGCAAACTCAGCAGATGCTGGTACAGCAGGATCTGGATTACAGATTACTCTTGGTGGTAACTTTGGTGCCATTCCAGCATTAGATAAAATATCTCTATTCGGTAGTGGTTATGTAACTGGAGAAATTCTTACTCTTGCTAGTGCAGTTAATAATGTTTCAACATATGCTAGAGGAGAATTAACATTTAATGGAGTTACATTTAGTTCTAACGCTGGTGTAACTGCAATACAGTTTACTGGTATAGCGACTGGTGCTGCTCAAACTTATAGTAATATTTTAGTTTCAACTATAAGTTCTAATGGTTCTGGATTACGTGTTGACGTTGTAAAATCAGTTGGAGGAGGAAATACATCATACTCTGCAGTTAACATCGTTGCAGCGGGTACAGGATACTTACCAGGCGACACACTGTATATTCCAGGTAACGCACTTGGTGGTGCAGCGGGTGGTCAACCAGGTTCTGGTGGTAACGATCTTGCAATTTCTGTTTCTACAATTGAAGCAGGAAGTGCACAAGTCACAGTTTCTAGTACAACAGGTGTTGAAGTAGGAGATGGTGTTGAGATAGTTCAAAATATTAATAATCCAGGACAAATTCCTGGTGGAGTTACTGTTGCTAGTGTCGATAGTGCAACACAATTTACAATGTCTGCAGGACCTACAATACCAGGTGCTGCTGATCTTAAAGTTGTTAACCAAAACACATCTTACTTAACAGTTCCAGACACATCTGGAATTATTAATGGAATGGTTGTTGTATATGTGAGTGGTAATGGTGGGATTATTGCTGGAACCACAGTCACAGGAATTATAGATGCAACTACTGTACAAATAGGAATTTTACCAACTGTAGCTGGTGCTATGGTTGTTAACTTTGAACCTGAGTATGGAGGTGGATCAAGTTTTGCATATACTGTTGGAACACTTGGTTTAGCAAGTGAAGTAACTATTGTTAATGGTGGTAATGGTTATACCATAGGTGATACTTTAACAGCAAATGCTACTGACCTTGTTCAACCAGAGGTTTATGCTGTTATCAACAAGACTATTGATAAAGTTACGTTTACTAGCACTTATGCATCTGCAACGTTTAGTGTAGGAGATGTGGTTAGAGATGCAGGAGGAGGAGTTGTTGCAAGTACAGTTACTACATCAACCACAGTTGCTGCAGGAGCAAATGGAAGTTATACTGCAGTTTCTCCATCTTCAACGAGTGGAAATGGTGCTGGTGCAACATTTGATATTAGTAGAGATGGAAATGGTGATATCATATCTGCAGTTGTTACCGTAGGAGCTGAAGGTTATTTCTTCGTAGCGAATGAAACTGTTACGATACCAGGTGCTAGTGTTGGTGGATCAACCCCAGCTGATAACGTAGTATTAACAATAACTAACGTAACTTCTTCTACATCTACTACTACAGTTACTAAAGTCGGAACTTCTGGTGGTAATATTTCTTATCTTATTACCGATACATTTGGTTTCCAAGATGGAGAAGTTTTAGTAAAAGATAGTGCTCCAACAGTAGGATATGCTATCAACACTGCTGTTTCAGAGTTCCGTTATTTCGTTGATATAAATGATGGCAATGGTTCTGTAATGACTCCTTCTTGGACAGTGTATGCTGGCAACAGTTATACTTTTGATCTAAGCGATGCGTCAAATGGTGCTCATGACTTTGCTTTATCAAAATTTAGAGATGGTCAGTGGGCACCTGGTAGAAATGAAAATATAAGTACAACACTGTCTGCCAACACACCAACTATTACAGTCAATAGCACTGCTGGAATTGAAGTAGGAATGGAGGTTGTGAAAGTTTCTGGAGATGGTATTCTTTCTACTGGAACAACTGTAATAGCAGTTGTAAACTCAACCACATTGACATTAAGTTCAAACCCAACAACTGCAGGAGCTATTGTTGTTAATATTGTCGGTTCAAAATACACCACAGGTGTTACTGTAGATGGAACCAATTATACAATTAAAATTTCTGATACTACACCTACATTATACTATTTCTGTGCTACTGATGATCCTCAACATCAAAACGAAGGTGGAGATGATAATGAAGAAGCAGCAATTACAGTTAATACAAATAACCCTAAAACATTTGGTACTGGATTTGAAATTGCTGTCACTGACGTTACTGTAGAAGAAGTTGTAAAAGGTAAAGTAGATGATGGTGAATTTAGTGTACAAAAATTAATAACACCATCCGCACAAATAACTGCTGCTGATATTTCAAATGCTACAGTTGCTGCAACTGCAACTCTTGCTGCTACTGTAACAAGTTCTATTACTGCTGTGGCAGGAGAAAACCTTGCGATTGCTGTTACAGATCCATTGACAAATAACGTTTCTGTGGATGCTGCTGGTCTTAATGTAGGATCTACAATTCAAATTGCAGCAACTACTGGTGATATCACAGCATCTAATGAACTTAAAGGTGGTTCAGTTAGTGTTGGTGATTACCTAAAATTATTAAGTTCTAATAACAGTCTATCATCTCTTGGTGGATATGATGTTGTGGTTGCTCCTGACACAGGAAGAATTGCTGATGTATTAACCAACACTGCTATTGCTATTCCTACTGGTAATACATCAGAAAGACCGACTGCTGGTATTGTAAAAGATGGTTGTATCAGATATAACACAGACACAAATCAATATGAAGGATATAGTTCTAACTCTACATCATGGTCATCTTTGGGTGGTGTTAGAGACTTAGATGGAAATACTTACATCTTAGCAGAGCAAACTGTTGGTTCTAATGATAATACATTATGGTTCATCAACGACAATATTAATACAGTCAAGTTTACACCTAATCATTTTGAATTTGTAAACATGAAGAAGATGCGTTCTGTGAGCGTATCTGCTCCTGTATATACAGAGTGGGCAGCAAACACTCCTGCAACTTTAGGAACATATCTTAAGTATAAAAATAATCTGTATGAGGTAACTAGTGCTGGTACTACTGCTACAAGTGGTAGTGAACCAGTTCATACATCTGGTGCATTACAAAATGGTTCTTGTGAACTTACATATTCTCAGTTAGCGGTTGCTCCTCTAACATTTGAAGATATTGAAGAACTAAGAATAGGACCTACAGGAAGTCTTCCATTAAGTATTAATGGTGATTTGAGATTAGCAACTAACGTTGTTTCTACAGACATCAATGATTTATTATTAAGACCTAACTCTGGTAAAAAAGTTACTATTGATGCTGCAACATCTCTTGTAATTCCAAATGGAACTACTGCTGAGAGAGGATCTGCTGCTCAAGGATCTATCAGATACAATACTACAACTCTAACTTATGAAGGTTATGATGGAACTAACTGGGGTTCTCTTGGTGGTGTTAAAGACGTAGATCAAAATACTTATATCATTCCAGAATTATCTGCTGGATCTAACGAAAATATATTGTATTTCTATAACGATGGAAACAATACAATGCAGTTAACAACAACTGCGTTAGATTTCTTTGCTGTAGATACAATCAGATCTCAAACAAGTAACCAGTTTGAAATCACTGCAAACTTGATGACGTTCAATAATGCAGATACTACATTTGACAATACAGATGCAACTAAGACTTTCCTACATACTTCAAAGCAATACTTTGATCTTGGTGTTTCTACAGGTGTATATGTAGATCCTATTTTAAGATTAGATGATCAAGGTGATGTGTATTTAAATACTGGTTTTGGAACTGGTAGTTATAATGGTGTTAAAGTCTTTGACGGAGATCTAAAAGAGTTTGAACTTGCTGATGTTAAAATCTTATCTGAGGTTATAACACTTGTTAAAGGATCATCAAACAACGGTGGATCTAACATATATTCTGTTGCAACTGCTAAAGGAGCGAAGGTAGTTGTTGTTGCAGAAAACCTTGCTGATGGTGAAAAAGAGTTTATTGAATTTGGTGTCACAGATGATGGCACAGATATATTCCATACTGAGTATGGTAACTTGAGAACAGATTATCAACTCATTATTCCTACGTTTGAATATACTGCTGGAAATGAAGCAAGATTAAATATATTATTAGGAGCAAATGTTCCTGCTACCAACTCAGTGAAGATTACCTTCTCATCAACAATCACTAAGAAATAAAAAATGGCAACTACTATAGATAAGTTTGACTCGACTGGTGGTTTTTCTATTGCTAGAACCTCAGTTATTGATGAACTCAGGAATGGTAAAGATTTCAACACACTTGAAATTAAAAATTCACAATACACAGATAGCAATACAACAACATATATTTTGAGAGGTGTTAATACTGCATCTCTGGCATTGGATAGTGTAGGTACACAAATTCCTATTGCTAATAATACTATGAATTTTGTGACTGGTCACATCATTGCAGTTAATGATTCTGGCGTTGTTTTTACAAACAAACTAGAGTCTGCAGTCTATTGCGATGGTAGTGGCAACGTTTCTGTCATGTCTACAATGGAGACTGTGATTAAAGATGACATTCCCTCAGGTCAAACTTGGTCTATCGTTCCCGTAGGTGCTGCTAGTAGATTTTCATACTCAACAGTTAGAGCTGGTACAACTGCTACAATTAAATGGGCAGCATCTACCAGAGTTACTAGTCTAGCTTGGGTTTGATGATGCTAAATATAACTGAGGATAATACAGGTTCTGGGAGTTAAACTGAGACATGGCAATTCATATTAATTCCGATAAAGAAAAGTTTAGGGGCGTCAACCCAAAACTTATCGGAGACAATGAACTTACTATAAGGAGTGGAACTGGTTCTAATGAGAAGGAAATTCTTAGAACGCAGTTAGATTCTAGTACAGGATTGCCCCGTGTTGGTATCAACAGAACGGGTCAACGAGTTAATGACGTTCAAATAGATGCTGGTGGTTCTGGATACATATCTGCACCAACTGTAACCATTGCTCCACCTCCCAGTGGAGTTCAAGCACAAGGTTCTGCTTTTATTTTTAACGGACAAGTAGTTTCTATTGCTGTTAACGAACCAGGCAACGGATATACTAGTGCTCCATTAGTTACTCTATCAGGCGGTGGTGGTGTTGGTGCTGCTGCAACAGCGGTACTTGATACTGTAGACTATGAACTTGATATTAACGGTGCGATTAGAACTTCTACATCTATCATTTCTGACACTGCGAGAATACTAAACCTTGATATTGATAACTTTGTTACTCCTAACGCAGCATTTAGAGCACCATCTTTAAAAACTTTTATTAATAATTCTGGTACTCTTTGGTCACCAAATATTATTCTACAGGAAAATGCTTACAGATATTTCGGACAGAACGTATATCAAGCAATAACTTCTGGACAAACAGGTGCTAGTGCTCCTACACATACAGATGGAACTGCCTTAAATGGTGAAGTTACATTTAAACATATTGGTTTTCGTGTTGTAGATACAAATGCATATGGATATAGTGCAACAGGACCTGCTGGAGAGTTTCCAAAATCTATCACACCTCTATTAGGTGATAGATCAGATAAGATTGCTACTACAGAATACGTCCTTAACCTAGCAACAAATGACGTTGGTGGTCGTGTTTATGTTTCACAGCAGATTGGTTCTGACCTTAACGATGGTAGATCTGCTGTAAACCCAGTAAGAAGTATTAAGAAGGCAGCACAATTAGCATGGTCAACACCTGGTGTCAAAGAAACTATTATTGTATCTGGTGGTGACTACGTAGAAGATAACCCAATATCATTACCTCCTGATGCATCAGTTGTTGGAGATAACTTACGTCTTGTTATCATTCGTCCTGCTAATCCACAGAAACATATCTTTAAGTTTGGTGATAAGAACTATGTAATTGGTGTTACTTATAGAGATAAGATTGACTCTAATGGTGACGCAGTTGCTACTTGGGACTTTGCTATGGTCTTTGACGATAAGCAAAGAGTCATAATTGATAAAGATGCAAATGGAGATGCTGGAACATCTTGGCCTATAGGTCATCAGATATTTGGTCCTCAGCAGTTCCGTGTTGGTTTCCAAGACAATACTGGTTTAGCAAATTTAACTACTGGTTTACAAGTTGTTGGTGCTAACACTGGTGCTAGAGCATCTATTATTGCTGTAAATTTTGCTCAAACTACAGGTGCGAGTGCATATGTAACTGGTACAATTGACGTCAAACTAGACAGTGGTTCTTTTGTAGAAGGTGAACAATTTAATTACGTAGTTTCAATTCAAACTGGTGCTCAACAATCATTAACAACATCAGGCACAACAGCTGCTAATAAAATTACATACACACAAGATCCTACAAGTGCAATTCCTGCAGGAACATATGTGTATCTTTCTGATGCTGGTAATGCAGCATTTACTGCATCAACTGGATATTATGAGGTTGCTTTAATTGCACCTAATGATGTAAACAGTCCTACAGCATGGGAAGTAACATTTGTACCTCTTCTAGGTTCTGTTGGTTGGAATAATATATTCACAGCACAAATAGAAACTTTCACAGGAAATGCTACAGTAAATACTTTAAACACTAATTCTCTCAAATCAATTAGAGCTGAGGGTGAAGTTGTATCAGTAGATGAAGATTACGTTACATCTCTACCTATTTCTAGAATTGACTTCTCTTTACAAGGTGATGCTAGTATTGCTCAAGGTGGTTTCCAGAATGCACAGTTTGGTAACGCTGAAGATCTAGGTGGTATTGTATTCTATACAAACGCACTGGTTGGTAGAAATAATACTCACGAGTTTAAAGAAGGTCAAGAAATTTTAATTGAAGGATTACCAACTACAACTCCAGACTTATCCATGTTAAATGGTAAGCAAAGAATTTATAAAGTATTAGAAGATGCTGATGGTCGTTGCAGAAGATTTGTAATTCCTAAAAAATTACCAGCAATTACTGATGCTAATCTAGATCCTGGTCAATTTGCAATTGTTAAGACTTTCTCAAAGTCAATCACACTTTCACTTCTAAACTCTCCAAACAGTTTCCCAATATCTACACCAGTAGAAAGAAGATTCCAAGACGCTTGTACATTCCTTCGTAACAACAGAGAATTTATTGCAGAAGAAGTTCTTGGTGAGATTAATAATCAGTTTGCAAGATTCCATTATTCTGTTTATGATATTGGTGCTGGTGGTGGAAATGATTTCAAAATATTTGTTGGACTTACTGGACAAGAACACACATATGTTTCTGGTGGTACAGTAACATTTGGTGGAACTACTGTTAATGTAACTAATTTTATTTACGATAATACTGTCACAGGTAATGCAACTATTACAACTGCATCTCCTATAGCAGGATTGGCAGAAGATGATGTAATAAAACTAGAAGGAATGACTCTATCCTGTAGTGCTGGTAATAAAATATATCCTGCATACAGTGCATATAGTGCAGCAGGAGATGATGGTGATACACAATGTAAGCAAGATGTTATTCACTTTATCAATGCTCTTATAAGAGACTTAGAATTTGGTACAAACCATAACGTTCTTGAAGGTTCTCAGAAGTATATTGTTGGCGGTAAGATAACATATATTGATGATGAAATTATAGAGAATGTTCGTGCTATTGAATATGCTAGACAGTTAGCAATATATTGCGTAAGAAACTGGAGAACTGGAAATGGAACTCCTTCAGAACCAATCTACACACCAAAATATTCTAGTCTAACAAGATACTTTGATGACACTGTAATTACATCTACAGCTTTATTAAATGCAGATGGTAGTTCTAATGGTAGTGGAAATGCTTGTAATGATGTAACATCTGCTATTGATACTTTATCATTCTTATGGAATGATGTTATTGCTAACAACGCTAGTGGAACATATCTAGACGCTGCATATTTAATATCAAGAAATAAAACACTTATTGCTGATCAAGCATTACGTGACACAGAGGCATACTTCCCATTCTTAGATTTAAGTGATGTACATGAAAGAAAATGTCGTAGAGATGTTAGAAAGATATTAGATGGTCTAATTAGAGACTTAGTATTGGGTGGTAACGATGGTATCTTAACTGCTGCTGAATCATACTTTACAGGAACACAATTAACTGGTGTTCAAGAAGCACAACGTGCACCAACTTTATATGCTGTTGGAAGAGCAAAATTATATGCTATCGCAGCAATGCGTAACTGGACTGATGGTAACGTCGTAACAGTCACACCAAATAACTCCACATATAATTCTACATCAGGTGAATTAACTGTTTCATTCCCAAATCCTACAATCGCAGTTTCCATAGGAGACAGAATTGCATTTAAGGAAGAAGCACTTAATTTCTCATGTACATACAATGGCGTAACAGCAAACCATCCTGGTCCTGCAAAAACAGATCCATCATATGGAAAGAGTTTTAATATATCAAACCTTGTAAGTAACGGAACTACAACAACAATTACATGTAATGTTGGAGATGCAGGTCCTGCTGCTGGTATTGCTCACTCATATGTAAGTTCTGTAACTGATGGAACAATCATAGTTTACAATCCTACAACACTATCATCACCTATTCCTAAGTTTGAGGATTGGAATATACTTCTTGATGCTACTTCAAGTGCTGCGTCTAACATATTATCTCCAACAAATGCTACTTATGAACCAGGAACTGGTTTACTAGAATTAACAGTTCCATCTGGTCATGGTGTAACTACATCTAACGAAGTTAGAATTGCTGAAAATGCAATAACAATGACTTGTGCGATGGATAATAATATCACAGAGCATAGTTATCCACAAGAAGGACAACCAGCATATGGTAATAACAGATCAGTAACTGCAACAACTGCAACTACAATCACAGTTGACGTTGGTGTGGCAGGATCAAACCTAACATTTACACCTACAAATGCTACTTACGATCCATCAACTGGTTTATTAGTTCTAACTATTGGTTCTCATAGTTTGACTATAGATGAGGGTATTGTTATTGCTAACGATGCACTTACATTTACATGTACAATGGATGGCAATCAGAGTCAGAAGACTTATCCTCGTGCATCTACTGATTATGCTGCTGAAAGATCTCTTCCAATCGTAGCAATAGGAGCTGAAACTATTACTCTTGATGTAGGAACTGCTGGTGCTAACAGAACATTTACTGCTACTGATGCAACATACGTACCTTCAACAGGAGTCATGGAACTTACTGTTGGTCAGCATGGTTTAGGTGTTGGAAAAGGTATTGTAATAGTTGATAACTCTTTGGTATTCACATGTGCTCAAGATGGTAATGCATCAAACCATTCATATCCAAGAGCTTCTGATCCTGCATCTGGAACTTCTAGAACAATTACTGCTGTGGGTGAATCGCAGCACACAGTTTCAAACGCAGTATACACAACTACTACTGGTGTAATGGTGGTTACCAGTGCTGGTCATGGATTTAGTAATGGTGATTATGTTAAATTTGATGATAATTCATTAACATTTACATGTGCTTTAGATAGTAATGCAACAAACCATACTTACCCACGTCCTACAGATCGTGCTAGTGGTAGATGGTTACTCATATCAAACAAAACAAATGATACATTTGAAGTTAATGTTGGTATTAATACAAAAGGTGGGACACATGCTTTCGTTAGTGCAGTAACAAATGGATTGAAGAGACAGACTGGAACATTAACTGTTAATGTTGGGACATCATCTAATACAACAAACCATACATTTGTAAGTGCTGCTGCTGATGGTATTACACATTCCCCATCAACTGTTCACACATTTGTATCTGCAGCAAGTGGTTCAGTAATTCATCAACCATCTGCTGTTCATACATTCAAGAGAATGGATGCAAACTCTGTGTCTGTATATGCTGCAGGAGCTGCACCATTATGTGCTAGTGTTGCAACATCTATCAACACAATAATGAGTACACTTACTGATGTGTTAGATGGTACGACTTCTGCTGGTTCTACAGCAAGAACATATGGAACTCTATTTGATGCCTCACTACTCTTTACATATCCAGATGCTTTCTTATATGATTCTACTAATAATAGAGTTGCGATTCGTGGTGACTATGATGATTATCCAATCATTGAAGCATCTCCATATACACAGAACGCATCTGTTATCTCCTTCTTAGGTGGTGGTGGTGCTGAGGTTGATGGTGCTAAAGTTAAACAACCTAACTGTCCATTTCCTGGTCTTGAACTAGATGGAACCGCATCCTTCCCGAACCAAGGTAAGTCGATGGTTGCATCGGCATTCACGATTGTTTCCTTTGGTGGTACTGGATATAAAGTTATTAACGATGGTTATACACAGTTAGTTTCTGTGTTTGTTATCTTCTGTCAAGATGGTGTGCTTGCTGAGTCAGGTGGTTATTGTTCTATTACAAACTCTGCTACTAACTTTGGTACATATGCATTAAGAGGTATTGGATATAGATCTGAATGTTATACATTTGACCAAGGTACAATTAGTAACGTATCTGCTACACCTACTGGTAGAACAATTCTTACAGTCAGTGGATTAGGAAGAGAACCACTAGAGCATTATGTTGGTAAAATTGATGGATACAGAAATACAAACGTAAATATAGAATACTTCATTGATGTCGTTGCTGGCGTTACTGTAGGTCCTCCATTCTCTGCACAGTTAACATTTGATGATGGTACTGGTCAAGGAATGGATCTTACTGATACTACCACTAACGCAGCAGTTGCTACAGGTGTTCTTCTTGGTAAATCAATTAAGTTACATAGACCATCTATCGTTAACTCCTCATCACACACTTGGGAATTTGCTGGATCTGGTACTAACTACTTAGCACTACCTGAGAACGGTGGTACTAAGATTGAAGCATACGAACAAGTTTCTGAACAGTATGGTCGTGTATACGTTTCTGGTACTGACGAACTTGGAGACTTTAAGGTTGGTACATTTGCTAGAATTGAAAACAGAACTGGTGCTATTACCTTTACTGGTACGGTTACAATCTCTGAAGTTGAATTCTTGAAACTAAAAGGTGGTGACGTTGTTGTTACTGGTTTTGATGCATCTAATACATTAGGTGGTGCTAACTCTAGTGACTCTAAACTACCTACACAGAAAGCGGTTAGAGACTACATCACTAACTCTTTAGGACCTTACATTAACAAACCATACTCTACTAACGCTGTTCCTAGAGCACTGGTTGAATTGACTGACTCTGGTAAGATATCTATTGACCAGATTCCTGCATTAAGACCATTCAGTGTATTTACAGTTGCTAGTCAAACAGAAAGAACATCTCTAGAAGGTGCACTTGCTGGTGATATCGCTATTCAACAGGATACATCACAGTCATTCATCTTAAACAATGACCTAGAAAGTTTATTCTTAGGATTTGCAGTAGATACTAGTTTAGCATTTACAATTGGAGATATATTCGAGGGTAGTATATCTGGTGGTCGTATACAGTCAACAGAATACAGACAAGGTGTTGTATATACAATCAACATTAGTAACGGTGGTTCTGGTTATACTGTTGCACCAACTGTTAGTTTCTCAGGTGGTAACCCTGCAGCTGGTGCTGTGGCAGCAGCAGCAACTTGTACAATTGCAAATGGTCAGGTTGTTACTGTTACTATCGTTGAGTTTAATGGATTCAAAGGTGGTAAAGGATATACCACACAACCTACTGTTACATTCTCTGCTCCTCCAGGTGCTGGTCAACAAGCACAGGGTAATCCTTTAATTGAAAGTAGACTCTATGGTAATATTGTTAACAATATCAAAATAGAAGATACTGATACTATTAATGATAGTACAACACCAAGTGCAAATACAGTTAATATTAATAGAACGATCAACACATCTTCATTCAATGTTAACAACTGGGTATCTCTATCATCTAACCAGATTGCTGCATCAGATATTACATCAGGTGTTATTGAAACAGATAGATTAGCATCAGGTGGTGCTGCTAACTCATTCACATTCTTAAGAGGTGATCAGAACTTTGCATTAGCAGTTCAGTCTATCAAAGGTGCTGAAACAAGATACTTTGCTAAATTAGCAGCACAGTGTAATACTGGATCATCATCTATGATCTTTACCACGAACTCTGACGTTCTTATCGGTCACGATGTTCTTTCTGGTATTGCTGGAATACAATCTAATTCAAGTATTACTGGTGTTATTACTGCTGCTGGTCTAACAACCATATCAATAAACAATCCAGTTACTCAAAACATTCCATTGGGAACAATCATTGAGTTTGAGCGTGGTGCATCACCAATGACATTTGAGTCTACCTTCACACAGGGTGGATTTGTTGATGATGTTATCATTGCAAACGGCGGATCAGGATTTACAAACGGACAATATTTTGATCAATCTCTATCAGGTGGTACAGGAACAGGATTAAAAGCAAACATTGTTGTTGCTGGTAACGCTGTTACAGAAATGACTGTTACTGATGGTGGTACTGGATACAATGCCGACTTCTCAATTACAGTTGCACCTTCATCAATTGGTGGTGGATCTAGTTTAGTATTAAATGCTAAAGTAAGTACAGTTAATAGACAGTATGCAAACGTCTCTCTTGATATTAATAGAGTTACTGACCTAACAATTTCTGCAGACCTTTACGGAACAATTGGTGTTTCCAGATATAAGAAATCACAATTTAATATTGGTCAGGCAGGAAACGGATCTGTTGAACTTAAGACTGGTGCCGATAGTGGACTTGATGCTGACTTATTAGATGGACAGCAAGGTAATTACTATACTAGTGCGACTAACTTGTTCTCTGGAACAGTTCCACAAGATAGACTGGGTGGTATATATGGTATTGACATTAGTGGATCTTCTGCTAACACAATTAGATTACAGACTGGTACTAACAACCCAACCTCTAACCCAAATCCAAACAGTTTCGTTGAAGGTGCTATTTCTAACACAGTATTCAATAGTTCTAACGGATTAGGAACTGCATATCCTTCAGTTAACACAGGTATTGGAACTGGAACATCAACCAAGCACTTAGTTCTAACTTTAAGAAACGGTGCGTCTGGTTTCGACGCATCATTCGGTGGTGTAAGACAACTTGCATTTGCCAATGATGACAACATGTATCTTCGTGGTTCTGGTAACGGAGTTAGCACATGGAACTCATGGTCGAAGGTATGGACATCATTAAGTGATGGTGTTGATTCTGGAATGGATGCTGACAAACTAGACAACAGACAAGGTGTTTGGTATCAGAATGCATTAAACATTAACTACGGAACATTATCTGATAATAGACTTCCTAGTTTTATTAGCGAAACTAAGTTTAGAGATAAGGTTACAATCAAAGCGTTTGCTGGTGATCCTAAGTTTAGAATATATGTCTCAGGTTCAATATTAAATACAGCACCATTTATACCTGGCGATCCATTAAATCCATCTGTAAACCTTTACAATGCTAACGCACAGGGTGTTGGTAGTTTTGTTATTGACAACGTTATAACAAATGATGATGTCAATGATAACTTTAATGACTTTACAATCTTAATTGGTAGATTAACATCTGGTAACTTTGCTGGTGCTCTAACAGTTGGTACTGCATCTAACAGAGTAGAGTTTGACGACTTTACTATTGAAGATGGTAACACACTAGAAGTTTGTAATTTACATAGTGATGGTGGTGTTGGACAGTTACAGTTAGGTAGAAAAGATGGTAACGCAACCACACCTAGAATATTATTCAACTCATCTCAACTTGCTGCTAGTTACAACGCTAAGATAGAAGCATCAGGTGGTAACGCATCTGCAGGATCTGGTTCTCTTAACGTTGACGTTGTAAATTCTGACGGATTTACAATTAGAAACCAAGTTATTTGGAACGCTGGTAATATACAATTCTCAAGTTCTAACACACCACTATATGCTGTACAACGTGATGCATCTGGTAATTTCTCTGCTGGAACAATCACAGCAAACTTAGTTGGTTCTGCATCACTTAACGTATTGAAGACTGGTGATACAATGACTGGTTCATTGAACATCACTGGTGCTAGTTCAACACTTACAGTTGCTGGTACTACAAATCTCAATAGCACAGTTAACATTGCAAATGATCTTGCAGTAGATACTGACACATTATTTGTTGATGTATCTGCTGATGAGGTTGGTATTAATACTTCAAATCCATTGGCAACACTTGATGTTTTAGGTGATAGTGGTATCTATGTTCGTGCTTTAACTAATGCTGTTGGTGCTCAAATTAGGTTTAGTGATACAGCAGGAACTCCAAGTCAAATTGGAACATTTAGGTATAAGCATTCAGATGCATCTATTGCTGGTACTCCATGGAACGATGGATTTGAGATCTTTGGATCAGAAACACTTACTGGATTAAAAGTATATGGAGATATAGTTGCTGAAAGAAGACTTGGTGTTAACAATAACAGTCCAAGTTACACTCTTGATGTTGCTGGTAATGCAAGATTTACTACTGGTGCATATATAGATTCTGCTAATGATAACTCTGGTGCTCCAATATACTTCTTAGGTTCTTCATCACAAAGGAACTTTAGAATTGGTAACCAGATCGGTCACAGTAATGCGTTTGAGATAACACCATCTACAAACAATGGTGGTCAGAACTGGGATGGCACTCCTGCAATTTATGTAAGAGGTGACAGAAGAGTTGCTATCAATACATCAGCAATATCTGGTGTTGACTCTGAATCAAACACAACTAGAAGTTACTACTTAAATGTCCAAGGTGACATGAACATCAATGGTCAGTTGTTCCAGAATAACTCTGAATTCGTAACATCTAGATGGACAGAAGCATCTAACAATCTAGATATTTACAGACTATCCAAAGTTGGAGTCAATAAACAAGATCCTACATATGACTTACATGTTCTTGGTGGAGTTAACATTGAAGGTTCCACATTTAGTGGTGGACAGAACACATCTGTTCTTTATGCTAACGGTGTTAAACAGTGGATTGACTCTTATGGAATATTCAAGGCAAACTCAAATACAGTTGCTGAAAACGTAACCGTACCAGCGAACGTTAACTGTGTAAGTGCAGGACCTATCACTATTGCTAACGGTTATACAGTGACTATAAATAACAATGGTAACTGGGCTATTGTATAAAGGAATTAAAAGATGGCAGGTATTTTAAAAGTAGACCAGATCCAAAACACCGCTGGTGTTAATATAATGGATCTGCAAAACGATAATTTGAGAATATGGAACGGAAGTGGTTATTCTGAGATGTCAACTCCTGGTGCCTTAATTGGTATCAAGACATATACATCACAGAATGGTAACTGGGCAGACAGGTCACAATCTAGTGGATCTGGTACTTGGACAAAACCATCTGGTTGTGGTCATGTTTTAGTATATGTCACTGGTGGTGGTGGCGGTGCTCGTTGTAATGATAATAGCTACCGTGGTGGCGGTGGTGGTGGTGGAGCTACTACAATAAAATATATTGATGTTTCTAGTGTGAACAGCGTAAACTATACATACGGTGGCGGTGGGTCATACGTAAGAAATGGTGGTCGTGCAGGATCAGGAGGAACTAGTTCTTTTGGTTCTTATTGTACTGCTAGTGGTGGTTCTGGTGGTTACACAGATAATCCATATGAAGGTGGAAGAGGAGGAGATGCCTCTGGAGGAGATATAAATTTACCTGGAGGTCCTGGTAGTATGTCTCATGGAGATAACAACGAGAACGTAGGTGGTATGTCATTCTGGCATAAAGCTGGTTCTCATCACCACAATGAAAATAACGGTGCTGAAAACACTCACGGACAGTGGGGATCTGGTGGAGGTATGGGTTATTATTCACAAAACAGTTATGCATACGGTAACAGTAACGGTGGTGCTGGATGCGTTATAGTATGGGAGTATACCTAATGTATCAAGCACTCGTAAATAAGTACACAGGAACTGTACTTCAATTCATAAAAGGTGGATCAGACGTAAGGTTTGAAACTCATGAAGATTTCATGTGGGTAACTTTCATGAATGAAATAGATAATGGTTGTGCTGAAGCAGATTATAAATTTAATCTTGGATTAAATGAAATTCAAAAGATTGAACATGCTGCTCCACCATATGATCTTGCTCGCAGAATGGAATATCCTGATGTTGCAGACCAATTAGATATGCTATATCATGACATGGAATCTGGTAAAGTACCAGGTAAAGATTCTTCTAATTGGTATTCTGCTGTGAAGGATGTTAAAGAAAATAATCCAAAACCATAAATAAACTTATAGGAAAGTAGTATAACCATGTCTCAGTTAACAGTTGGAACAGTTTTAACAGGTAATGCGAGTTTAACGACCCAAGGTCTTAAGCTCCCGTCATTTACTACTGCAAACTTACCAACAAGTCCTAACGTAGGACAATTAGTTTTTAATACAACCGAAGGTAAAGCACAGATCTGGAATGGAACTGCGTGGGATGAGGTTGGTGGTGGTATACCAGAACCAGCAGATGTAACTAGAGGTTCTTATCTAGTATCTGATGGAAGTAATGGTGTTTTCTGGGCGTATCCTGGTCAGACGGTTGCATCTGCACCTTTAACAGGATTTAGATATAGAAGTTTGATAACACATGGTTATCTGGTGGCGGGGTATAAAGGATCTAATCCTTGGAGAACGGTTAATAAAACATGGCATGCAAATGATATTACTTTCTATTGTGGAGAACAATTAACTAGAGCACTTACTTACGCTGACTGTACATGGAGTGATTACTTCGGTTATGGTCATGGTTGCATTAACGCATTCACGGGATCTTCTAACTTTACAGACTCAATCAACCTACACACAGGTATGAGACGAATGTTTGGTACTACAGGATCAAACCCTGGCGGTGGTACTTATTCTCCAACCTCACCATATGGTTGGGAAGGAGATGATCCTAGAGGAGTTATGGGATACACCGTTGTTGGTGGTTGGAATATGCCAGTTAACCGAGATAGAAACTCAACTGCTACTGCACAGGTACAACAGTTTGGTTATAACTTAGGTGGAGGTAACTCTGCTGTAGGTAAACTTCACTACCCATCTGAGATCATGTATCAGGTAGGTAACTCACCATCTGGTAATGACCACACTGCATCTTGTGGTGATGAGAATAGATCTTGGGCATCTTTCAGTGGTAATAGATACTACGTTGACCATTCTAACGATAGTTGGGGTAACTGGTCTTCTAACATGGCTCCTGACGGAGTTTGTAAACCGCTTCCTTCTAAGTGGGGTCACTTCTATTGCGGAACTGGTAACAACGTTACATCACCTTGGACTAAATACAGTGGATCATCAGGAGCTGGTCTTAAGAACGGAACTAAGGTTCGTGCTTATGGTGAAGAAAATATGATGATGGGTCAAGACAAAGGATACATGATGGGACAATACGACGGGCAGCAGAACAACCATACTACTAAGTGGGATTACTCTACTGACGTTGAAACAAACATGCCAGCTGCTACTAGACCAAAAGGACATTATGGAACATCATCTGGTGGTTGCTGTTCAGCATCCGCTTCTGTTACTGCTAAACGAGCACAATAAAAAATGAGATACTTAATCGTCAACGAAAAAGAAATCAATCCAGAACAGTTTGTTAACATGACTGCTACTGGAGATACCAGACTGCACTACAGCGAAATGTTCTCGTTGATGCATTTCTCATGTGTAGAAGTTAGTGAAATGGTTTTCCAAACTATATCTAAAGAATGGGAACACAAATACTTAGAGGTCACAAAAGCACAAGCGTATAACGGATCAAACTTCTTCTCAGAAATTAGACCGTTTGGTAAAGTTGCTGCATCAGTTGATTCATCTGGTTATGCATGGACTCCTGCTAACCCAGTTTTAAAAGTTCCCATCGAACTTACAGATGCAATTAAAAAAGAAGTTATGGACTTCATGATATATTTTGCAAGAGAAATTATTGAAGATGAATTTAACACACGCCTTAAAAACCTTAAGAATACCACAGATCTAGAAGTAGCATCTTGGGAGATTCAAAAGCACGAAGCAAGAGAATGGTTAACTAACAAAGGACTAGGTGGTAGTAAAACTCCTTTCTTAGATTACCTATCTACTGAAAGACATATTGATAAAGATACTCTTGCTAATAAAATACTTACAAATGCAGAATCTTGGGAAGATAAACTTTCTACAATGTTAGTACAGTACCAAACATTAATAAAGAAATTTGAAAATTGCACTTCTGTATGGGATATAAATATATTATATGAAGATCACATTGGTATCATGTTGCCCCAAAAGCAAGCAATTGAGATGGGAAGAACAAAATCTGATACTGACTGGGATCGCAAACCAGAGTATGAGGTAGAACCCTATGTCTTTACATTCTGACGCTAATCTCTCAGATATTGTTTCCGACGTTAAAAATATAATAAGTTCAGACACAAACGAAGTTCACTTATCAAAGTCATTTGTAGACGAGTTCGCACTCACTAAAAAAGATTTTGATTGGTTGTCTGCATCCATGCGTTTTGATAGCGGGATGACTAGATATCAGTGTGAACATTTTGTTGCTGATACACAATTAACTCCATGGAGAAAAGTCCGTCAAGCAATGATGGAACTAGAAACCAGATACCATGCGTACATGGAGAACAGAAATAGTCTTAGGAAGGCAGAGATTCTTAGAAAAAGATTGGTACGGGATATAGAATTAATTCCTGACGAACTTGATAAAGAATTAATGCAGATAGATTATGAGAAAAACGATTATGATATTGGTATCTGGAAAAGAAAACTCAGACAGTCTGAGTTAGAACTCAAGTATTTTTTAGAAGTAATTGACAAATATGTTGACGATGAGCACCCTATAGAGTATTATTGTACTGAACACGAGCACGAAGAAAGACTATACTGGATTGCTCGTATGGGCAAGCAAGCAGCAATGGACATCGTTTCTTATGGAAGAATCGGTTCTGGTAACATGACTACAATCATGGACATGCCAGAGGAAGATCAAGTAGAAACACTTGGTGTTGCTGTTAAGTATTCTGGTATGATTGGTGGTGGTATTGACAAACTTAATAAAATGATTGCACCACAACTACAGAATCAGTTAGCACAAGAAGGTATAGCAATGCCTAAACTGTTAGAGCATAAATATACAGGACAGGGACAAATTCAACCAAAGAAAGACAATGGATAGATTTCCAGAAGCAACAACTAGACATCTTCAGTTGTTACCTATAATTCACCATGCAGTATGGCAGAGGTATAGTCTCCAAACAGAAGAAGATGGGAAAGTTGTTTATCCTAAAATTAACGAAGCAAAATTAAATGAATTAGCAGAATCTTATAAAGGTATGCTAGTAGAGAATCCAGTTGATGAACATTTATACATGGAGAAAGTGATAGTAGAATATGGCCTCATTCTCAATACCGCTTAATACAAAACTACCTGAGGATTTCGTAGTAAACCAATTTATTCCTTTTCTAAAAGAACATAAGGAATATATCTATGATATCTATTTTACATGTCGTATGCCACCCTTCACACAAGATGCGATGGGTGACGTAATTGATGGTGACATCAGAGAGACAACTTTAAATGCTTTGTTTGTGTCACAGGAGACTGGGATACCTTTGTCAGCAACATTCAATAATATCCAAGTAGATCCTACACAGGAGAACTTGGATATTTTTATTGAAAATTTTAGATTCTTATATGAGAACGGAGTTCGTATAGTTACTCTACCTCATACAACATGGATGTTGACTGGTCAAATACAGAAAGCATTTCCAGAGTTAAAAGTAAAGAATACTATTCTTAGAGAAGTTACTAGACCAAATGAAATAGTAAATCTTGCAAAGGCAGGATTCTATTATATTAATCTAGATAGAGACCTCATGCGTGATAGAGATTCTCTACTAAGAATTAAAAAAGCAAAGGAGTATTGTGCATCTATAGGTAAACCTGTTAAAGTATCATTACTTTCTAATGAGTGGTGTTGGGGTGGATGTCCAATCATGCCAGAACATTATCATTACAATATGGTGAGAGAAAAAGATGATCCACAATATTTTAATGATAGTATTAGTAGAGTGTCTTGTTCTACATGGGATGAGAAAGATCCTGCTGCATCATTAAAAGCAGCAACTATTCCTCCATGGAAAAAAGATTGGGAAGAGTTTATTGATCTTGGTATAGATGTATTTAAGATGCATGGAAGAGAAAATGCTATGCGTCTTATGGAAAGCATGACTATTATCAGTAGGTGGAAAAACAATGAAGAGATTTTACATCCACAGTTTAATGATTATATTGAAGACGTATCTCTAGAAGAAAGACCTATTGATATATGGCGTGAAAAAATTAAGACTTGTAAGTTTGATTGTTGGGATTGTAATTACTGTGATTCTGTTGTTCAGTCTAGAATGAAAAAGAACGACAGACATTTTGATGATGATATCAAATTAGTATTAGAATCTATTGATAAGGCAGCAAGAAAGGAGAGTAATTTTGTAGAAGAAGGATATAAGTATAAAGGTTTGTCATCAAATATAGTAAGACATTTTTTAAATAATTTGTTATCTAAACCAGATGCTATCTATATGGAACTTGGCGTTAATGCTGGTAGTACATTCTTTGCTGCTACTATGAATAGAGATGTAGAATCATTTGCTGTAGATAATTATTCTGAAAAAGAAATCTCACCATTCAGAGATGATGTAGAGGTAGAAGGATATGAAGACCCTAAGAAAATATTCTGGGCAGGACTACAAGAGAAACAATATTTTTGTGCTAAGACTATTCAAGATCTAACCCCTGCAAATGTACATAAACAACCTAATGTTATTTTCTATGATGCTGACCATGATCCACAAGCTCAGTTTGATAATCTTACATTTTTAATTCCATGTTTTGCTGACAAGTTTATTCTTGTTGTTGATGATGCAAACTTTATGGGAGTTGTGCAATCATGTGAATTTTGGATTAAAGAAAATAAACTCAATTTATTGTTTGAGAGAAAAATTCTAACTAAGGTTCCAGAAGATCCTAATGGTTGGTGGAATGGTTTACATATTATGGTTCTACAAAAATGAATTCATTCAAACATCAGTATATGATAGTACATCTTGATGATGATTTCTTTCCACAATTAGAAAAAGCAATAGAACCATATCAAGATTATGAATCAGGTAAGACAGATCAATGGGATGGTAACAAATATCAAGCACAAGATAATAAAGATAGAAGTTCAAAGTTATGCTGGATAGACAATGATGAAGTTTATGCAATGATGGATGGTCTTGTGTATTTTGCTAACAAACAATGTGGATGGGATTTAGATGTAGATTTTATAGAACCTTTACAACGTACAAAATATGATGTAGGTGATTTTTATGATTGGCATTGTGATGAGATGGGTTGGACAAAAGATAAGAGACCTGAGGGTAGGATACGTAAAATAAGTTTCACAGTTTTGTTGAATGATGATTTTGAAGGTGGTGAATTTGAAATACAGACAACTGAGAAAATTGTGGTACAATTAAAGAAGAGAGATGTAATAATATTTCATGCTGATACTCCACATAGAGTTAAACCAGTGACTAAAGGTGTTAGACATTCTCTCGTTGGGTGGACACAAGGACCTGCATATAAATGAGATTTATAAAAGAATATACATTGAGTGATCTTGGTATATGTGATCGTCTTATAGATCTATACAAAGACGCCGATAAAAAAGATCTAACTTACGCTGGTCGTGTAGGTGGTGGAAGTGTTGTGCCTGAGATAAAAAAGAGTAGAGATTTTTTTATTGAAGATGCTGGTGCACTAGGAGAACCTAGTGATTATAAATTCGATCTATATCAAGAAGAGTTAAATGGATTTATTGATAATTACTTGAACTCTTTGACTATTCACAATCAAGAATTTGTAATGCAAAGACTACCACAGATTCAATACTATAAACCAGGTGATGGTTTTTATACTTGGCATGTGGATGCATCAGGATCTGACGGGTGTGATAGAGCATTTGTATACATCACATATCTAAATGATGTTCCTAATGGAGGAACTGAATTCTTTTATCAGGAATATAATGTAGAAGCAAAGAAAGGAAAAACATTAATTTTTCCTGCTGGACTTACCCATAAGCATAGAGGTGTGATATCAGAGGAACATGAGAAGTATATTTGTACAGGATGGCTTTGGTGGGTATGAAAATTATAAAGAACTTTTTACCTAAACAATTACTTGATGCATGTGTAGACGACTTTAGATCTAAGTTGAATACTGATTGCTGGTCATCTAGTAACTTTGCATGGAAACCATTTTTAAGACAGGGTATTCATGGATCAACTATTGCTACTGATATTCCTAAAGTATTCAGCGATGAGATATCAACACATTTAAAACCACATGCTGAGTTTAAGGAGTTGACATGTAGATATAATGTGTGGCAACCTGGTGCTGGTATTGGAATACATTCTGACACTCATCATTTGTTTGGTGCAACATTATATTTAAATGAACATTGGCATCCAAATGCTGGTGGTTGGTTTGTATGGATGGATCATGCTGATCTAAATCTAGATGAAGATTCAAATCAACCTGATGTATACAGAGCAGTTTTACCAGAGCAAAATATGTTAGTATTGAATGACTGTAGTGAAAGTCATCTAGTAACTACTGTTGGACATGATGCACCTGAGCATAGATATACAATTCAAATATGGGGTGATTAATGAATAAACCTCACGTCATTTATAATGTATTATCTAAAGAAGAGATAATACCATTGTGGGATTACTTTGATCGTAAGTCTCCTTCTATGAGCACTCTTGCTACATGGACATTTAATAATGCATCTTATGGTAAAGGAGATCCAGTATCATGGCAACACCCATTAAGAACAGATTTAATATTTACTAAGTGTGCTACTACTATTAGATTAAAGATAATGAAATTTCTTAGGAGAGATATAAAACTCTGTAAGATACATGCTAATGGACAGACAGCAGGACAAAATACAATGTTTCATAAAGACTGGGAAGAACATGGTGTGTGGACATTTATATACTTTAATCAACCACATTGGGATCAGGAATGGGGTGGTGAATTTGTGTGTCAAACACCAGATGAAGAATATCATCACGTACCATACATACCCAATACAGGTGCATTACTTCCCTCAAACTGGTTGCATAAAGGACAACCACCTAACACATTGATAGGTAATGAGATCAGAACTACAATTGCTTTTTCATTTTGTGATCCTGATATTCACGATAATATAATTGCACAGAATACAAGAAAATGGTACTAGGAATTAGAGAATATCCAGTAGACATTGATGCAAATGAACTGGTAAAATTTATCGACACTTCTGTTGAGGAGAGTGCTCTTACTAAAAATATGGCTCACGTATCTAAACTTACTTTCACTGATGGTAAAGATGACTTCTTAGAGTATGATGAACCTATTATTAAAAAATTAAAATGGTCATTTCACGATGCTTGTTCTAGATATTGGGGTATGGATATATTTGATTTCCAAATAAATTCATGGGTGTATGTAGATTGGGATGATAATCCAATAGAACCATATATGCACTCACATAATCCAGAGAATCCTTTTACATTATCTGGTATAATGTATATAAAGTTAGGTGAGTCTGGAACTACTATGTTCCCTATGCCAAAAAGAGATCCATATTTTTTACCTAAAAAAATGTTAACTTGGTTTATCTTTCCATCTAACCTACCACACATACCTGGCAAAGGTATTCAAAATGAAAAACGATACAGTTTAAGTGCTGACTTATACGCATGATGTACAGTCAAGATAGTTTCTCTTTTCTATCAGAGAAAATGCCACAAAATTTATATCAAGAATTACTTTCTTACACACAGAGAAGAAGGAAGGAAGAGACTTGGAATTACAACAACAAACTTGCTGGTGCATTAGAACAACAATCTAGTTTATCTGATTGGAGTTCGCAGTTTGAAGAATATGTTGTTAGACTATCTACACAGTTATGGTCTCAGGTATATCAAACATGCCCGTGGGATTTTCAAGATACTAAAAATGTAACTCCTTTCATAAGACTAAGAAACCTATGGGTAAATTATCAGCAACAGTATGAATACAATCCTATACATACTCATTCTGGTATTGTAAGTTTTGTGATCTTTACAGATATACCATATGGTTCTGAAGAAAGAGAATCACATAATAGTAATGGTTCATTTCAATTAGAAGCAGATGTGCTTCCAGTAGATAACTCTTGGAACGGTGTGATACTTATGTTTCCATCTACAACTAAACATGCTGTATATCCTTTCAAATCTACACAGAAAGAAAGGGTTACAGTATCTGGCAATTTGATATGGAATGTGGAGGGTGTAGATGAAGAACATTATTAAAGACAATTGTATCAATCCTAACTATCAAAATCTTCTAGAGAGCACTATGAGATATGATACAGATTTTAGGTGGGTGTATCATGACAATCTTAGTGAAGATGGTGAGAGTCAGTTAGTAGGTTTCTCTCATATGTTTATATTGAATGGTAATTCTACAAGTAAATACTCTGGATTGTTTCTTCCATTAGTATTTGAAGCATGTCATAACACAGGCATATCAATATCAAAGGTCATACGTGGTAGATGTTTTTTACAAACGCCAGGTGTAAGAACAAAAGAGTATGATTCTATGCATGTTGACCTACCAGATCCACATTTGACATGCCTATATTATGCATCAAACAGTGATGGTGACACGTATTTTAGCGAAAGGATGTACGGAGAACCGCTTGCTGAATATGGTATAAATAGTAGAGTATCTCCTATAAAAGGTAGATGCGTTTTCTTTGATGGTCTACGATTTCATTCGAGTAGTAAACCAACAGAAAAACCTCGATTCGTAATAAACTTTAATTTCATACCCTGATAACCATGGATCCTGCACAACTGAAAACAAACTTTGAAGAGCAAATAGGTAAGACTGATGCTCAAATAACAGAGTTAGAAACAAATTTAGCAAAAGCAAAAGAATATAAACTTAAATTAGTAGGTGGTCTAGAAACTCTAGGATTACTAGAACAAAAAGAAGAAACACCTGACGCAGCACCCGCAAGCATCGAACCTTCCTAAATAGGAACGAAGGGATTATAGTATCTAATGGCAACGCCAGCATCTAAAACTGATCTGATTACATATTGTAAGAGGAATTTGGGAGAACCTGTGTTACAGGTTAACGTTGATGATGAACAAGTAAATAATGTTATAGACGACACGTTTCAGTTCTTCCAAGAGAATTGTTACAATGGTATGGAGCGTTGTTATCTTGTGCATGAGATAACTGCTGCTGATAAGACTCGTCTTGCAGCAACTGTTTCTACAACAAAAACAGATGGTTCAGATACTGTAACTTGGAATGAAGCAACAAATTATATACCTATACCAGCTCATGTAACTGGTATCAGTAAGGTTTTTGGAATGGTAGGTAACTCTATTCGTTCTAACTTATTTGGTGTTGAGTACAGAATGTTCTTAAATGACTTGTATGCTTTTGGATCCCTTGATATCTTAAACTACTACATGACCAAACAATATCTAGAGACTCTAGATATGGTTTTAAACAATGGTTCATTCCAGCAGTTTAGATATACTCAGCGTCGTGATCGTTTGTATCTTGACATAGATAAAGACTTCTTACAAGAAGGACAGAATCTATTGATAGAGGCTCATCGTATGATTGATCCTACAGATGCAACAGAAATGTATAATGATATATTTGTAAAAAGATATGCTACTTCACTGTTAAAGAAACAGTGGGGACAGAACTTAATCAAATATAATAATGTACAACTACCAGGTGGTGTAACACTTAATGGTAGAGAACTTTACATGGACGCACTAGCAGAAATTGAGAAGATCGAAGCAGAAGTTCTCAGTAAGTATGCTATACCGCCAATGGATATGATCGGATAAAATGCCTACCAGTTCCTATTTCCCAACTTATCATCAAGGTCACAGTGGTGAACAAACCCTCGTTCAGAATCTTGTGGATGAGCAAATCAAACTGTTTGGTTCTGACATATACTATCTACCCAAAACAATCTTAGCAGATAGCACTTTGGATGAAGTTAGATACACCAAGTATCAAGACCAATTCCAAATAGAAATGATGTTAGTTAACGTCATGGGTTTTGGAGATAATGCAGAATTCATAAGTAAATTTGGTTTGACCATCACAGACGAGATAATTTTTCGTGTGTCTACAAAAAGATGGGATGAAGAAGTAGCAGAGCATAGTATGTCTGCAAAACTCACAGTTCCTGAGAGACCTAATGAGGGAGACTTATTATATTATCCTCTCACACAGAACTTGTATGAAATTAAGTATGTTGGAAAGGAAGAACCATTCTTCCAGTTTGGTAAGATTCAATTTTATGCGATTACTGCAGAACTATATCAGGTTGGTTCAGACGATCTTGCAACTGGTATTGCAGAGATAGATGCAATAGAAGTATTATTCGATACTGCTATATCTCTTACAATGGGTGTCGGGGGCACAGGAGACTTTACTGTTGGTGAGACGGTAACTGGTGGTACTACTTCTACCACTGCAGAAGTCAAAGCATGGGATAGTTCTACAAGAATACTACAGGTAATTAATAGGACTGGAACATTTGCTGCAAATGAATCACTCACAGGAAATGATAGTAGTGCTGTATGGGTTGTATCAACCTTTGATACATTACAGAATACAGCAAGTGAATACGATCAGAATAGAGCAATCGAAAATGAAGCTGACAATGTAGTTGATTGGTCAGAAGGTAATCCATTCGGTGAATTTGGTAATTTTACAGGTAGTATCTAATGTTAGGATCACACTTTTACAACCAGATAGTTCGTAAGAACATCATAGCATTTGGAACACTCTTCAATAATATTACACTGAAGAGCACAGATCCAAGCACTGGTGCTGTATTAGAAGAATTAAAAGTACCGTTGGCATACGGTCCTAAACAAAAATTTATTGTACGTTTAGAAGAGAACGCTAGTTCTAGAAAAGTAGCGATTACTTTACCTAGACTGTACTTTGAAATGACAAGTATTGATTATGATCCTACCCGTAAAACTTCTCCTATACAAAAATATAAAACAATTATCAATGGGAATCAAGAAGAGGTAAGAGTACAGTACGTTCCCGTGCCATACAACTTATCATTTGAACTTGGTGTCATGGCAAAGTCACAGGACGATGCTCTACAAATTACTGAGCAGATACTACCATACTTCCAACCATCATTCTCTGTAACTCTTAACATGATTCCTGATATGAATGAGAAGAGAGATATTGCTGTTGTATTAAACAATGTATCATACGAAGATACATGGGACGACAGTTTCTATGAACGTAGATACATCATCTATACTTTACAGTTCCAGATGAAGACTTATCTATACGGTCCTTACAACACATCAGATGTTATTAAGAAAGCAATCATACATGAAACACTTGGTGATACTGCAACTAGTCGTAGAACTATTACTAGAACATATACACCAAAAGCAAAAACAGATATCAATAGTGATGGTCAGATAGATGCTGCTGATGACGTATTAGTAGATGCTGGTGATGACTTTGGATTTAATGAAGGGATAGAATTCTTATGAACCTAGAAGATAATATGGAAGAACTTCTTAACATGGAAGTAGAACCAGTGACAAAACCTAATATTCCTAAAGTAAAATCTAAGGAAGATGATCTAGAGAAAGACTATGAATATACTCGTGGAGAGTTATACTCTCTCATAGATCAGGGTCAGGAGGCAGTCAGAGGAGCGTTAGAGGTTGCACAGGAAAGTGGGCATCCAAGAGCATATGAAGTTGCTGTAGCAGCAATGAAGCATGTTTCAGATATGACTGAAAAATTACAAGACTTACATAAAAAAATGAAGGATATTTCTGCAGAGGAGAGAGGTCCTAGTAAGGTTACTAACAACGCTATGTTTGTTGGTAGCACTACAGAGTTACAAAAAATGCTTAAAGAAATGGGTGGTGGCAAGAGATAGTAGCATAAATAAATGCAGAGACCCTGACATGGTACATGAGATACAAAGAATTTAAAAGACTCGCTGAGTCTGCCAATGTGCAGGATAACGGAATTTTAGAAGGTGCAGCCTGGACAAAGAAGGCTGGCAAGAACAAAGAAGGTGGACTTAATGAGAAGGGTAGGAAGTCTTACGAAAGATCAAATCCTGGATCTGACCTTAAAGCACCAAGCAAGAAGGTTGGAAATCCCCGTAGAGCATCATTCTGTTCTAGAATGAAGGGAATGAAAAAGAAATTAACTTCAAAGAAAACTGCCAGTGATCCTGATAGTAGGATCAATAAATCACTAAGAGCTTGGAATTGCTAACACAACGTGTAATGTGATATAATATTGAGTATAATTATAGTATGAATACCTAATGAGAAAAATGCGTCTTAACAATGGCGATGTTCAATATCTAATCAGAGCTTGTTTGGTCTACCAAGAGCAGACAGGATCGGAAGATATATGGGAAAAATACGATGATTTAATTAATAAACTCAGAGTTTATTCAGACCAAAATTTGACCCCATCAGAATAATGAAACTTAGAACAAGATTTGAAACTTTCTCTACGCAAGAAAGACAGATGCTTGCGGAAGCAATTTGGAGAAGGCAGAGATGTTATATTGCTGGTGATAAACTCTTCAATGAGTATGGCAAGATGTTGTCAGAAGTCCTAGACAAAATGGATTACATGCCAGGCAGAGTAGTATAAATACCTATTAATATTATGTTCAGTAAAGAATTAAAAGAAGCAACTAAGGAATCTCATTCCGCAGCAGAGAATACAAAATTTGTTGCAGGATTTCTTAGAGGGGTTGTTGACCCAGAGGAGTACCGTAAACTAATTGCCAACTTCTGGTATGTTTATAGTACTATGGAAAAACTAATCAATGATTCTGAAGACCCAACTGTAAGAATATTACAGGGATGGCAATCAGAACTTGATCGTAGTCAATCATTGGAAAAGGATCTAGTATATTATTACGGTCCTTATTGGAAAGAGAAGATAGAGTCTTCACCAGCATGTGATACCTATTGTTCTAGACTAACTGAATTAGCACAAGAAGATCCATATCTTCTACTTGCTCATCATTATACTAGGTACATAGGTGATCTATCAGGTGGACAAATTCTTTGTAAAATAGCAAAGAGTGCACTCAATCCTCCTGCAGGAGAGGGTTTAAATTTCTACGAATTTCCTGAGATTCATGATGCTAAAGAATGGAAAACAACTTATAGGGCAGTCCTTGATCAATTAGATTTAGATCTATCACAAAAGAATGCTGTGTTTGTAGAAGCAAATCATGCGTTTAAATTAAACATGTATATGTTTGATGAAATTAAATCTGAAGATCCTTACCCTGTGATGACAGCACTATATGGTTTCTGGAAAGTAATTACTGGTTCTATTACAAACAAAGGAAAATGAAAAACTTACCATTTAAATCATCATGTATAATATTTGGTTTAATTATTGGAACAGGAACATTCCTCATACCAGTAGCGTGGGCACATCCTATATTAGTGTGAATGTTTAATACTTTATTATTTGGAGTTGGGTTATCTCAATTTCACCTCAGTGATATTGATAATGAAAAAATCTCAGATCTAGTTAGATCAGGAGACGACCATAGAAATTTGGATATTTCTGATCCATCATTATCAGAGTTAAATTGTCGCATCTTAAAAGAAGGCAAACTTATATTAAACTCAACCTGTAAAAGCAAAGAGTTAAAGATAAAAAAAGTTTGGTGTAATTACAATTTCAATAAAGATATAGAAGAACCACATAATCATAGAAATAGTTTTTTGTCTGCTATTTACTATCCACTATCTACTGATGGAGTAATACAATTTTTCTCTCCATTCTCTGATTATTTTCTATCACAAATACCTATCGAAGATGTATATGATATGAACTGCTATAACTCTAGTTTCTATGAGTTGCCAGTTAGATCTGGTGACTTAGTAATATTTAATTCAATGCTCTACCATAGAGCAAAACTATCCACAGATGAACGGATATCAATAGCGTATGATATTAATATCAAATCATGGTAGTCTGGGGAGTCATATGGATGGTTGGAATACTGGTCATAATAGTGACTTGGTACATCTACTATATACTAAAGATGTCATTTATGGAGATGAAAGATGGGAGCGATGACACCACCAAGTAGGAAGTCCTGCTATAACTTTAGAGTAACGGAGATTAACCGTGTTCTTGACGGCGATACTATTGATGTCACCATTGATCTTGGGTTTGACTTATACAAGAAAGAAAGAGTTAGAATTGCAGGAATTGATACGCCAGAGAAAAGAACTAGAGACTTGGAAGAAAAGGCATTGGGAATAGATGCAACTAATTATCTAAAGAAGAAACTAGAGGACACAATAGCAGGAGATGAAGAACTCACCATCAGAACCGAACTTAAAGGGGGCATGGGTAAGTATGGTCGTCTTCTTGGGTGGTTGTATATTGGCGAGGATACTCTTTCCGTAAATGAAGTTATGATTGACGAAGGGTACGCATGGTGCTATGATGGAGGCACTAAGCAAAAAAATTTCGAGGAGCTACGTGAGATACGTAGATCTTTCGGTACACTTACTGAATAAAAATTATGAAAAGTAGAATGATTGAAGCTCTTAAAGCATCTGCTAAAGGAGAAATCAAAAAACATTTAGTTAACATTGATGTTTACTTACATAATCCTGTTGGTATTGGTGAGCACTCTAATATTATGGATGCAGTTACAACAGAACTTGATGCCATTGCTAAACAAGATGATAGATTAGAAGCACTGGAAAAATATGTAGAAGGTAGAGTAGATAACACTTGCTTTAAATAACTCAAATGAACTTAGAAGATCTATCACCAGATGAAGACTGGATTGTTCATCTAGATATCGGTATTACCGATGTTAGAGAATTGTATCGTGTAGTATCTTTTGCTCTAGAGAATGGTTATAAAGAAGAAGATAAAGAATATCTAGAAGCACTGAAAGGACAGTTGTATGCTATGTTATTAGAGTATTCATTTACCCATATAGAATAATGAATGAGATTACAGTATTCGTTTACTTAGTATTCTTTGTTGCATTGTTTGGAATGACGTTTGCATTTATGTTTAAGATGATGGGTTCTGTCTTGTCGGATATAGATAGAAAACCTGTCAATAGTTATGGTGATGCAATGAGAGCATATAAACCTCATCCAGAAATGAAAGATGTTAAAGATGGAGATGAACTACTAGTATTCAAGTCGTTAGAAGACCTTGAAGATAAATAAGGTATGGCAATTACTGATGTATATCTAGGTAACCCCAACCTTAAGAAGGCGGGTACTCCTATACAGTTTACAAAGAAGCAAGTTAATGAATGGATCAAATGTAAAAAAGATCCAATATATTTTGCTACTCATTATATAAAAATAATCAACTTAGATGAAGGTCTAGTTCCTTTTGACATGTATGATTTTCAGAAAAAAATCTTAGAAGATTTTCATAACAATAGATTTAACATCGCAAAACTACCTCGTCAAACAGGTAAGAGTACTACTGTTGTGGCTTACCTATTATATTATGCTATCTTTTATGACAGTGTTAACATTGGTATACTCGCTAACAAGGCAAGTACTGCAAGAGAACTACTTGGAAGACTTCAATTAGCATATGAGAATCTACCAAAATGGATGCAACATGGAATATTAGTTTGGAACAAAGGTAATGTCGAACTTGAAAACGGATCTAAAATACTCGCTGCTTCTACATCTGCTAGTGCAGTTAGAGGTATGTCCTTCAACATTCTATTCCTTGACGAGTTTGCATTCGTCCCTAACCATGTCGCAGAGCAATTCTTTGCCTCGGTTTATCCTACTATTACTTCTGGTAAATCAACTAAAGTCATAATTATATCTACACCCAATGGTATGAACCACTTCTATAAGATGTGGGAAGATGCTAGAAACGATAAGAATGATTATATAACTAACGAAGTTCATTGGTCTCAGGTACCTGGTAGAGATAAGAAGTGGAAAGATGAGACAATAAAGAACACATCTAAAAGACAATTTGCACAGGAGTTTGAATGCGACTTCCTAGGATCTGCTGATACACTTATCAGTCCATCTAAATTACAATGCATTCCGTTCAATGACCCAATTAGAAGCAATGCAGGACTTGATGTTTATGAGAGAGCAGAAGAAGATCACGAATATATTATTACTGTCGATGTTGCCAGAGGAATTGGTGGCGACTATTCTGCTTTCATCGTGTTTGATATCACCACTCTCCCGTACAAGATCGTTGCGAAGTACAGAAATAATGAGATTAAACCTGTACTGTTTCCCTCGGTCATATTTCAAGTAGCAAAGGAATATAATAATCCTTATATACTTGTCGAGGTAAACGACGTAGGTGATCTTATAGCAGCAACACTAAACTATGATCTAGAATATCCTAACGTACTCATGTGTGCCATGAGAGGTAGGGCAGGGCAGATAGTAGGACAAGGATTCTCAGGTAACAAAACACAACTAGGTGTCAAGATGAGTGTAACTGTCAAGAAGATCGGTTGCTCCAATCTCAAAGCTATTATTGAAGAAGATAAGTTATTGTTTAATGACTTCCAAATCTTTCAAGAGTTAACTACGTTTGTACAAAAGAAACAAGCATGGGAAGCAGACGAAGGTTATCATGATGATCTAGTCATGTGTATGGTATTGTTTGCATGGTTAGTCATGCAAGAGTATTTTAAAGAGATGACTGACCAAGATATAAGAAGAAGAATATATGAAGAACAGAGAAATCAAATAGAACAAGACATGGCACCATTTGGTTTTATAGATGATGGTATGGGAGATGATACATTTGTAGATGCTGATGGATCATTCTGGTACGGAGATAAAGAAGAAACGGTTGATTATATGATTCCTGATTTGTAATGGATCTTGATAATCAGTTTGAGTTAGAACATTTATTATTCAAAGACAGAGAGTGTAGAACTTGTAATCAAATTAAGAATCTACTAGAAGATTTCTATATGTCGAGGAAACAAAAGAAAGGTTTGCCATCTGCATATTCTTATGAATGTAAAGAGTGTACGATTAAAAGAATAACAATAAAAAGAAAAAGTAAAAAGAAAATCGTAGAGGGTCAATATCCAGACTGGTAGAGTGTTCGTGTGTTGTTTCCCCTGTGGAGTGATGGAAATCTCTAAATACTTTTAGATAAATTGATATCTTAGAGGTAAAATTAAATGGCAAGTCAAGTCTCGCCTGGTGTTGTTATTAGAGAACGTGATCTATCTACTGGTGTTTTGACTGGAGTATCTGGACTACGTGCTGGATTCGCTTCATCATTCCGCAGTGGACCTGTAGGCAAAATTACAAATATAGGATCTGAAAGAGAATTACTTAATACTTTCGGAGCACCAGCTGAGGCAAACGCTGCAGACTGGTTAGTAGCAGGAGAATTTCTCCGTTACGGTGGACAACTAGCAGTTGTTCGTGTAGCAACTGGCGTATTAAACGCAACGTTGGATGGTTCAGCAGTATTAGTCGGATCAAAATCTGATTACGATGCTGGTGCTGGTTCATCAGAAAAGTTTATTGCTCGTACTGCTGGTGCAGACGGAAACAATCTTTATGTTGTTGTAGTGGACAAAGGTCCTGACTTTACAATCGTAAAAACTGGACACGGTTTAAGTGTTGGTGGTACATACACTGATGACGGTGCTGTTGGACATGAGGTTGTAGAAGTTGTTGACGCAAACACAGTTAGAATTATTCAAGGAACTGCTGCTCCTACTCCAGCATCTGGAGATACATCAACAGCATTCAGTAATTCAATGTGGAACGCAACTACAATTGGATCAACTGGTTTAACATATAAAGAAATAGGTCCTAGACCTGGTACTTCAGCATTTGCATCAGAGCGTTATGTTTCATATGACGAAATGCATGTTGCAGTTATTGATACTTCAACAAATACAGTTGTTGAGAGAATGACATATCTCTCTAAGATATCTGACGCTAAGTCTGCAGAAGGTTCTTCAATCTACTGGAAAGATTACGTCAACGAATTCTCTGGATACATTTACGCTAGTGCATTAACATCTGCTGAGTTTACTACACTAGGATCAGATCCTGGTGCTGCTGTTGCATCTTACGGTGCTACATCTGCTGCACCTATCTCTATAGCAAGAATTCTTAAGACTGCTGGTGGATCATTATCAGGTGGTACTGATGACTATGCATATACTACAGGAGAAATTTCTGCAGCATATACATTATTCCAAGACACAGAAGAAACATCACTTGATTTCGTTCTTATGGGTGGATCAATGGGTTCTGAAGCAGACACTCTAGTAAAAGCGGGTGCTGTTGCTGCTGTTGCAAACACAAGAAAGGATTGCATCGCATTCATCTCACCGTTTAATGGTAACCAAGTTGCTACATCTGGTGGTTCCGCACTGACTCCAGCATTACAATTAGAAAATACTATTGATTACTTCTCTAGTATTGGTTCTAGTTCATACGTTGTTAAGGACAGTGGAATCAAATACACATACGATAGATTCAACGACAAGTATCGTTACATCGGTACTAACGGAGACATCGCTGGTCTATGTGTTTCTACTTCTACAATTGGTGACGACTGGATTTCTCCAGCAGGAACATCAAGAGGTGGATTACAGAATGTAGTTAAACTTGCATTTAATCCTAACAAAGCACAAAGAGATGATCTTTATACTTCAGCAATTAACCCTGTAGTATCATTTCCTGGTGCAGGTCCTATCTTATTTGGAGATAAGACTGCTCTTGCTTCACCATCTGCATTTGATAGAATCAATGTTAGACGTCTTTTCCTCAATATTGAGAAGAGAGCAAGACTACTTGCAGAAGGTGTGTTGTTTGAACAGAACGATACTATTACTCGTTCAAGTTTCAACGCTGCACTTAGTGGATATCTAAGTGAAATTCAAGCACGTAGAGGAGTAACAGACTACTTAGTTGTTTGTGATGATACAAACAATACTGCTGAAGTTATAGATAGAAATGAGTTTGTCGCAGAAATATTTGTGAAACCAACTCGTTCTATCAATTATGTAACTGTGACTGTTACAGCAACGAAGACAGGAGTTACATTCTCCGAAGTCGTTGGTAGATAATTAAACAAAAGGTAAAAACAAATGGCAACTAACAACGTATCTTCGTTTCTCCAAGTCATTGGTCAAGGCGTCAAGCCTAATATGTTCAATGTGGACATCCAATTTCCTTCTGGTTTCAGCGATGCAACAATCAACGATTTAGCAGGAGGAGCATTAGCATCTGAAGGTGCTGGTGCAAATGCAGGAAAAGAATTAACTTCTATTCTTTGCAAGTCCGCAGCATTACCAGGATCTAACTTAGGTGTAATCGAAGTTCCTTTCAGAGGTAGAACAGTTAAAATCGCTGGTGATCGTACCTTCGATACATGGACTGCTACATTCTTTAACGATAAGAACTTCAAAATCCGTGCTCTATTTGAGTCATGGGCAAA